CCCCAGTGCCGCCACCGCGCCCAGTCCACGCAAGGCGTCCATCAGCTCCTTGCGAACACCTCGGTTTTCCGACATCCCAACCAGCTCGACGAGACCCTCGTCCGAGACGACGAGCCGGCCATCGTGCTCCCGCAGCCGGCCGCTGAACCGCAGGGCGGAGTTGCGGTTGGCTCGGATAACCGCGCCCTTTCCGATTGCCCGATCCAGCTGGGTGGCATCCGACCAGTTCACACCTCCCATGCGGAAGCGCTCGACGGGCAGCCCATTGATCTCGATCGTGCCGCGCTTCACCAGCCGAAGCTTGAGGTCACCCCGGCGGTAGGCGACGAACACGTTGATCATGTCGATCAGCAGATCGTCGGCGGCGGGCATCCCGGACTTCTCGATCGCCAGCATGGTCTGGTGTTCGTTGAGCCAAAATTCCTCAGTTTCGGTGACACGACCCTTGCCGCTGAGGATTGGTGCATTCCAGGAATGCACCAATCCAAGCCGTTGAAATTGCCGCAAATTGTCTTTTACGGTCTGGCGCACATTGGTCGGTCGGGCCATCCCAAGATACTCTCCGAGGCTTCGGTCCCGCACGCAGAGCTCCCCGTTGATCATCTCCATCTCGACCTTGCCGGCCCCAACAATATAAAGGCTTGTCATACAAGCTTGAATTAAGAGCTTCGGCCGCCCCTATCACATCCGCCAAAATAGAAACGGCGGCAGTTCTGTCGAACTACCGCCGTTTCCACACTACTACCAAAGGCCACTCTCATGTCCAATCTACCAAACTCCTCCATCACTGTCGACCACCATCTTTTCGCCAATAGCATTGGCGTCCCGATCACCAAGTTCACCTACTGGTGCAAGCGCCAGGTCCTGCCCTCTCGCCCAGGCCGGCTCCCGCTCGGTCGCTACATCACCATGTACCAGCTCGACGAGCCGACCGGCCGGAAGGCAGCCGCCCACTTTGGCAAGCATTTCCCCGAGCAGCTGTACCATGAGGCCCCGACCACCCTGACGGCGCCACCAACGCCGGCCGAGTTGGAGCAGGACGGTCTCCTCTCCGGCCTCGACGTGCGTGAAATCGATGGTGAGCTTCGGGTCCGGGACGTTGATCTGGCACGGAACCTGTTGGAGATGGCTCAGCCGCTCAATATCAGACAGACGATCAAGGCCAATATCGAGGAAATTCAAGGTCTTGGGACGGTTCACGCACTGCGTGAACCGTCAACTAGCGGTAACGGCACCAGCCAAGACTCTACCATTTATTGGCTCAATGAGGAGCAGGCTCTCCTTCTGACGGTTCTGTCAAGGACCCCCAAGGGTCGAGAGGCCAGGGCCGTCCTGATCAAGACCTTCGTCGCCTACCGACGTGGCGACCTCAAGCTTCGCCTTGTCAGCAAGGGCTGGGTCGAGCTGAACGGCAAACAGGTCGAGCTGCTGAGGATCAGTGGAGAGGACTACTTCGACATCGATCAACTTCACTCGGCTCTTAACAGGAAGTGGCTGTCCAACCAGTACACCTTGCTGGCTCTGCACATGGGCAGTCATATCTACGAGCACGACAAGCGCAAGCTGATCAGTCCTGACAGCTTGCGTCGCTGTATGCTGATGACCGAGTTCCGTCGAGTGATACCGGAGATCAAGCAAGTGCTGACTCTGGTCTCTCCTTTGGTTATTGAAGGTTAGATCACCTCTTGGGCGGAGGCCGGTGACCACTGCCTCCGCCACTAGACCTAGCTACACCGTAACTAGACAAAAAGAAAGGGCGCCATCCGACGAGACGGCGCCCTTTCCCACGCAAAACCAGGGAGGATCACGAGTACGATTTCATCCAACCCCAATCCCATTCAAGCCAAAAATCCAAACTTGTAATACAAGCGACGTATCCACACTCGCGCCATTCGATCGCCCCCCTGTAAAGTCCGGCGTTATCTTTTCGCAGGACTGTCCTATGCCCCTCGCCACGGACGTGAACGACAACCCGGTCCAGGCTCTGCACCCGCTGCGCAGCCAAGTACTGGCGGTGGATGCCCTCTCCTCGACCCTATCGGCTGAGTTCTCTCCCGGCACGATCGTGATCGAGCTGCAGCCGACGACCGATGTCTGCATCCGGTTCGGTGCCCACGCCGACAACTCGCCGGGGACCGCGGACGTCTACCTCCGTGCGGATAACTACTACGTGTACTCGGTGCGGGAGTTCAGGAAGCTCGGCGCCATGGCCGCGAACGGCGCACCGGACGGCGATCTCATCATCACCGAACTCTCTTAACAGGGGACTCCCGCAATGAGCAAAATGTGTGACGGTCTCGAAACCGCACTGTTCAACGGTACGCTGCGTGGCATCACGTTCACCGCCCCGGCCAATATCTATCTGGCCCTCCACACTGGTGATCCGACCGACGCCGGCACGGCCAACGAGATCAGCACCAGCGGCACTGGGTATGCTCGGCAGTCGATCACCTTCACCGCTCCGACCGACGGCGTCGGTTCGAACAGCGGAACCATCAGCTTTCCGACCGCCGTGACCAGCTGGGGAACCGTCTCCTACTTCACGATTTGGGATGCGGCCACCGCCGGCAACCCGCTGATCTGGGGTGCCCTGACCCCGGCCCACAATGTCACCGCCGGCAGCCAGCTGCAGTTCCCGGCTGGTTCTGTGCAAGTGACTTATCTGTAGAGACAACCCTCTTCCGCTGGAGCGGGAGCCGAGCCCGAGAGACCACCCCCGCACCCACACTGGTCTCTCGGGCTCATCTTCTTGAAGGGAGAGTCCGACGATGGCACTGGCAAAGGGTAACAGGATGCTGGTGCCGCCGCAGCAGGCGGTCGGGTCTATTACAGCCAAGCCCCCCCGCGGTCATTCGATCTGCCGAGTCCTCGCCCGAGCAATCCCCGTCTTCATTCCGACGCTGACGATCCTGACCGCCAACGGCAGCATCATGTGCTCCGCCGAGGCCATTGCCTTCTACGTCGACCCCTACACTGGCCAGCCAAAATACCGAGCCACATGCATGGCCGAGGCCGGTGCGTCCAACGTCCAGCTGATATACCCCCACTCGGACAACGTGATCTGTCAGGTCAGCGTCGTCGCGTCGACCAAGCTCTACCTGATCTCGACGGGAGCCACGGACGCTGCCGTCGACGCCCAGGCTGATGGCAGCGCCGTCGGCATCATCCCGGCTGCTGCCGTCTGCCAGGCCGCTACCATCGCCGCCCCCATCCTTGCCCCTGCCATGACGGCTGGCGCAGCCGACTGTCGGGTGAGCGCGCGTGGTGGTGCCGTGTTCGTCACGCCGCTCACCACCGCCGGCACCGCGATGTGCGTTGTCTCAGCGCTGGCGGCGCCCACGCTCCCGTTGGCGGTGGTCACCAGCGCCGCTGCCGTCTGCGCCGTTGATGCCACGGCAATAACGGCTGCCGACACTCCCCTCGAGGTGCTGCTCGACGCGGGGTCGTCCACCTGCACGGTCGATGCCAGCGCAGCACCCACAATGGCCCTGGCCGCCGTCAGCAGCGCCCTGGCCAGCTGCGCCATCACCACCAGCGCCACCGCCGAGGTCATCACCCCGCTCGTGGTCAGCAGCGCTTTGGCCAGCTGTGCCGTCGACTGCTTCGCCCAGCCGGCTGGAGAGGTCTGGGTCGACGCGATCTGCAAGGTCGAGACGGCCGCCAACGCGGTCCTCGTCCAACCAACCGCGGTGGCCAACACGGTGGTTGGAACGCGCTGTCTGACCGTCGATGAGCTGACCGTTTCACCAGACGTTTACGACCTGTCGCCGGACGCCTGTGACAGCATCAACATCATCGCCCCCGGCGCCGCCTGCCAAGTCCTGACCACCGGCTCGCCGACGCTGCTCTAGGAGAGAACCAACCCATGGCCAACATGTTGGGCGTTGCCTTCAAGGACTTTTACAAGCGGATGCTACAGCTGGCCGGCGCGAGCAGTGCCGGGTTCACCACCACCCTCGCCGCCGTCGAGGACGGGACGGGCACCACCTGTCCACTCCAGCTGGCCACCGACAAGGTCAATATCGCCTCGGGCTTCCAGCTGGGGGGAGTGGCGGTTACTGCGACCGCCGCTCAGCTGAACGCGGCCGGAGCCCCCCCGTCCAACATGATGACGACGGACACCGCCCAGACTGCGACCGCCGCCAAGCGAGGGGCCTACGTCACCCTGAGTGATCAGGCGACGATCACCATCGACATGGCGCTCGGAAACAACTTCAAGGTCACCCTCGCCGGCAGTCGCCAGGTCGGAGCCCCGACCAACATGGTGGCCGGACAGTGGGGGACCATCAAGGTCATCCAAGACGCCAGCGGTGGCCGAACACTGTCATGGAACGCAGCATTCAAGTGGGCAGGTGGGTCAGCTCCTGTCCTGACTACAACCGCCGGAGGTGTAGATCACATCGGGTTCCTAGTGGAGGACGATGGGTCAACCATCACTGCATGGCTTGGTGTGAAGGGGCGAGCATAATGTTCACTGTCCCTCTTCTAATGACATCGGAACCAAATGTCCAAGGCAACTGGGTTTTGGAGTTTGGTATCAATAACTACTTCGAGAGCTACCGATGTGTAGCCGTTGATAGTAGTGACAACATCTTTGTCGTTGGCGGAGTTGCGGGTGGAGACACCTTTGTTGCCAGGATTAACCCTCTCGGCACGGTGCTGTGGAAGAGGGTCATTACTGGATCTGCCGCGTCGGACTATCATAAAGGTGTAGCACTACTGCCCGGAGGTAACGTCGTCATCCTGGTAAGTACACCGTCAACTGAAACCGCGAATATCATTTCGCTTGACGCAGACGGTGCTATTCGGTGGCAAAGGTCGTTGACGGGGCCTGGGGTCGTAGGAAAAGATGTGTACGCGGATGCCGGCGGAAACATTTTTGTGTCAGGATACTATACTAGCATCACAAACAGCAACGGGTTCGTCGCAAAATATAACAGCTCTGGAACAATCCAGTGGCAGAACTATTTCGCCGGGTTTGGGACCGAGTGGTGCAACACAGTAAACAGTGATGAGTCTGGTAATCTATATGTTGTCGGATATCTTAATAGCAATGACTTGTTCGTTTGCAAGATGGACGGGGCCGGAAATGTTACATGGCAACGTAAACTATACGGCGGCGAGTTAAAGGAAGCATTCGCGGCCTTGGTAGACGCCGACGGTAATGTGTACGTGGTGGGCTACTACGGCAACCCTGTCTATAAACTAATGCTGGTCAAATACGACAGCTCTGGTGTGATACAGTGGCAGTCGTACTTACAGTACGGGACCGGGAGGATTAATGTCCGTAGTGCAGTGTTGTCCGGGTCGAGCATCTATATTGCGTCCAGCACATACAACGGGACGGCTTGGGACGGAGCCATGATCTCTAAGGTGGACACTACCGGAACCTTTCAGTGGCACCGTAAACTTTCCAAGGCATCTCCGACCGTACACATCGTCGGTGAGTCTCTGCAATTAGGACGGTCGGCAAAGCTAGTATACGCCGCTCAGACATATGACGGTAGCCAGTGGAATTTGGCCCTTGCTAAAGTCCCCGTTGATGGGACTGGCACAGGAACCTATGGGGCATGGACATACACTTCTGCCAGCCCAACGAGTAATGGGACAACGCTAAGTGAAGCTGCGGCTGGACTGACTGTGTCCAGTTTGGGGCTGACAGACTCTGCCGGAAGCCTAACGATCTCTAGCAGCTCTATGTCCACTACCTTTACCAATATGTGAGGATGTCATGGTTTACTTCATCATGGGGGCGTTGCCCTCACCGTATGTCGAGGTGGGTCAACCGTTCATGTTGGGGGACATCAACTATCCTCCGGACTGGCTGGAAAAAGCCGGGCCGGACAGTGTGGGAGCCACTCCAGCCCCAGCGTTCGACGCCTCTTCTGAGGTGTTGGAGCGATCGATCGATGGGTGGGTCATTCGTTCCAAGTCGGCCAACGAGCTGGCGACCGAGTTGGTCAGCGCCCAACAGGCGGCGTCCGCTAGTATCAAGCAGCAGGCCCAAAAAGCCAGGGGTCAGTGGAGCACACCAGGCAAGGATGGGGTCTATCTGGAGAAGCTGCATCAGGCCGACGAGTGGGAAACGGCTGGTTCGCCCGAAGACTTGGCGGCGTACCCATATATTGAAGCGGAGATCGGGGTTACCGCCAACACTGCTGGTGAGCTGGTGGCGCTATGGAGACAACGCCGGCAGCTGTGCGCTCAAGCGGGGGCCGCCATTGAGCGGATCGAGAAGGAGGTTCTTAAGGCAATCGCTTCAGCGACGACCTTCTCTGAGATCCAGGGAGCAATCGACGGGCTGAACTGGCCGACACCACAGTAAATAAAGAAACGGCGCCTAACGGCGCCGTTTCTCTTCCTGCCTTACATGTCTCCAATACTCCAATTCAAGAAGAACGGGCTCGGACGTCACAAAGACGTCGCCTGCGCGCTCGTCACAATTATGATGTTTTCGTAGTATGGAATTTGCTGGCCGTCTTGATTTATGCGATAGCTCTCGACAAAGCCGAGTGGCTGAGCCAGTTCTGTCATACGTTGCCGGAAAAGCTTCAAGGAAGCAGGCTTGGCATCCCCCGATTTCGTCGAGAAGCGAAAGAACCTGGAATACAGATCGGTCGAAGATGTGGGGTCCGAGTTCTTCCCAGCGCCCCCCGGAACGATCTTCACGTCCGGGGAGCGGTTGATAAAAAAACGCACACTGTCGTTGCCCTCCGCCATCTCGTTCACAGCCTTGTAGTGTGATGGTGGTAGGGTGTAGCGGTTGCGATCAATCAGTCGGGGGAATGCCATCATCGCCCAAGCCGCAATGGCCTCCCGCTCCTCCTCGATCAGGGTGTCGCCGAAGTCGAACCGACGCTGGGTCTCGGCAACTGGCTTGTCGAAGGTCAGGATCAGCCATCGGCGATTGAACCCTTCAGAGATGTCTCGGCTCCGAGGCATGAAGTTTGAACCGAACCACTGGGCACAGGACGGTTTGAAGTGGAACCGCTGCTTGCCCTTGTACTCGGTTGGCATCTCCTCACCTTCGACCACCTGCTTGAAGATGTCCCCGGGGATCTGCTTGGTGTTGTCTAGCTCTCCGGCCACGTTGATCAGCTTATTGACCATGTCGGCCAGGGCGAAGCGCTCCCGCCAAGCGTAAGGCGGGGTGGCCGACACCCCGTTCTGAGGCATCAGGCCGCGCACGACCTTGAGGATCTGGGATTTGCCGGACGCGGCCACACCTTCTAGCAGGATTGCCCGCTGCAGCTTTGCTGCCAACCCGGTCATGGTGGCAGCGACGGCTTCCTGGAGCGCCATCACTCGCTCAGCGTAATCTTCAGTATGACCCCACCGCTCATGGAGAAATCCCAACCACCGCGGGCACTGGTCAGCGAGTTCTGGGATGTAGCGGTAGGGCATTACGTAGGTGAAGCCGTACTTCTTGTCGTGTTCCACCAACTCTCCGTTCTCGGTCAACACCCCATTGGCGAAGTTGACCCCACGCTCGACAGTGGTCACCAGGGGTTTGGCACAACGGTGAGTGAGATGCTTGAGGATCGCCGAGTAATCACCCACCTTCTTGGCGGCTGGAAGGTTGCCGAAGTGGTCGCCGATCAGGTTCATGATCTCGGAGTCAGAAATCTCCCTCCAATACGCCCCCTCCCACTGGTAGAAGGAGGTATTATCGTACCGGATTTCCCCCGCCCGGTTCATCAGTTCCAACACAGCCTTGGTGATCTCGGCGTGGTTGTCCCCTTTAAACTCGGACCCAGCCTTGGTCTTGAGCAGCCGGCGCAGCGTAGAGATCTTGAGGTCAATCGCCGCCACGTTCATGATGCGGTTGAGCAACAGCTCCTGGTGCATCTGGTCAAGGGATGGTGAGGCCGCAATCCGGGAGATGATAGCCTCAATATCGTCTAGCTTCTGCTTCTCAGAGACGTAGTTGGTCTCGTTGAAGGTCACCTCAATATGCTTGGCTAGTAAGTCGTAGTCCCATTCCTCGTGGGCTTCGGTAAACCCATACCGTACCTTATCCTCGTCGCTGAGACCGTCATCCCACCCGGTCGGCAAGATCCACTTTTTCTCAACGATGTCCTTATGAATGAACTGGATCAGACGCTCGACGCCCTTCTCGATATCGAGGGCGTCACCAGCCACCTTCTCCACCTGGCTGTCTGCCCATCCCCGCAAGCCCTGAATGGCGCGGGCGAGTGAGATGGGGTGTTTGCGGTGCAGCACCGCATGGGAGAGGTAGGACGCCTGATTGATCATCGAGCAATCGCGCGACCCGGCGGCCACGTATTCGACAAATCGGGTACTACCCTGGAAGCTGAGGTCGACGCCGGCCTTGGTCAGCGCCGCCCGCAGCAGGGCCTCGATCTCACGCGGCAAGGCGACGACGTCCGGCAGCGCTTCGAGCAGCGGCTTGTTGGCCTCGTAAGGCGCCTGGGTGTCCGGGTGGATCGACGGCGGCAGCACCACTTGCCGGCCGTCCGACAGCAGCTCGACCAGCATCTTGTTGGTCGAGCTTTTGATCTGGAAGGTACAGATGCCCGAGAACCGATAGACCGCGGCATACCCCTTGGCGCCCTTCCGCCTCCACGGTGACGGAGGCAGCACGCTCTCGATCGCCGCCTGCACCCGACCGTCATCGGTGTCGATGTCGATCATGCACAGGCCGGACGCCGCCCCCAGCGGCAGACCCAAGTTGCCCTCGGCATAGTTTCCCAACCACGCCTCCTGCAGCTCAGCAGAGGGCATCTCACGGCAATAGGTCGTCCAAGCAGTGATGGCCGGACGCTTGTGTCGAGGCTGCAAAGGAATGACGGGAAGACCAGCCGCCCAGTATTCCTTGGCGTTGTTCCCAAAGATGTTAGGCTCGGGCATCCTATTGTTCCAGGAATTTGCGAAGGCGTTGAAGGATTTCCTCACGCAAGTCCTGTGGAACAAGATCCTCTAGCGCGCCGAGAATGACATTCTGAAATTCCTCGGCGTCACGCATGGCCCCGGCGCGCTCCTTCATAGAGATGAGCTTCTCCAGAAGACTTGCTCTCGTCTTCATATACTGGAGTCGTTCGCTCACATCATTAGAAGGGATGGCATCCCCCATACGCTTGAACTCTTTGTAGAGGTCAAAGGTCTCGGTCTCAAGGTACTCAACGTTTGGAACCCCCACATCGGCGGGACCGTCCTTATCCTCACTGCTGGAGCGGAAGTGGGAGAGGATGGCCTTCACATCCTCTGGATATGGACAAGTGGGGTCATTAAGAAAACTGGGGTCGACAAGCAACTGCTTCCGCACGAGTTCAAGCGGAGTAAGCAGCTTCATGCTGAGGTCCGGGTAGTAGTTCCGGCTCATAACACCCCCTAGTGACGCGAACGCACAGGCTGGGCAATAAACCCCCGAACCGTCAAACTCTACGAGTCAGCTTGTATTACAAGTCAGCATTTGACCACGGCGCCTTGACGCGCGATCGAGTAGCTTTCGATCTATGGCCCGCAATACCCTGCTCCAGAACTTCCTGTCGACGGCCGACCGCCGGTTCCGAACTGCGAACCGGGAGATGTCCTATGGAGACTGGATCACTTCCAATACCGTGCTGAGGGGCAAGCCCTTCTCGATGGACAAGTATAGGTTCCAGCGAGAGATTGCTGATGATCAACACCATAATCTTGCAGTAATCAAGTGTAGTCAGGTTGGCCTTACCGAAGTGCAGATCCGAAAAGTTCTCGCCTTCGCCAAGCGAAACAAAGGCGTAAATGCGATTTATACGCTTCCTGATGAGAAGCTGTTCAAGAAGGTCTCTGACCTTCGTGTCAAACCCTGCATCGCTGAGAACGATGTATTCCAACCGGACGAGGGTCAACGAGTGGTGCGCAACCAGAGCACCTTTCAGTTCGGTACCAGCTTCGTCCTGATGGCCAACGCCACCGAGGGCGCCGCCACCTCGACGCCTGCAGATTACCTGATGCACGATGAGGTCGATCTCACCGACCGGGCCACGATGGTGCTGTTTCTATCCCGCCTGCAGAACAGTGAGTGGAAGTGGCGCCACCAGTTCAGCACCCCGACCTTCTTTGGCTATGGGATCGACGCTGCCTACGAGCCAACGGATCAGCGCGAGTACATCCTCACCTGTCCGATGTGCCGGCGCGACCAGATCCCGACGTTCAGCCGGGAGTTCGTCCACCTCCCGGGGGTGCCAGATGAGATCGAGCATCTGACCGACATCACCGAGGAGATGCTGCCGCGTCTGGACCTAGAGGCGGCGCACGTCATGTGCCAGCACTGCGGCACCAAGCTGGACCTAGATGATCCGGGCCGGAGATGGGTTGCCCTCAAGCCGGATATCCGGCACGCCCGAGGGTACCGGGTCCGTCCCTTCAGCACCAGCCGGATCGGTATCCCCCACATCATCGACCAGCTCGTCGAGTACCGGCGCAACGACAACCTACGCGGCTTCTTCAACACCGTGATGGGTGAGCCTTACACCGATGGCAACATCCGCCTGGAACGGCCGGCGATCGAGCGTTGCTTTGGTGGCCCGGACGAACCGGACCTTCCCAAGGATGCCCCGCACTTTCTCGGCATCGACGCTGGCGCCACCTACCATCTGGTGCTCGGCACCGGCACCCGGAGCAACCCGGTCGTGCGTCGCTTCGAGCAGATACCCATGGCCAGGGTCAAGGACCGGGTGGCTGAGATCTGCACCGAATACAACATCGTGGCCGGTACCGTCGACCGCAACCCGCACACCCCGACGGCCCACGAGATCTGGGAGCTGACCGGGAAGAAGGTGTGGCCCACCGCCTACGAAGGCCGGCTGGATGTCAACTTGGTCTTCAATGAAGAGAAAGATCCTTACTACATCCAGGCTGGACGAACCGCGCTAATTGACGCCATCGCGAAGGTAGTTCGAAACGGGGACATTAGTCTATCTGGCTATCGTCATCTGAAGGAAACAGTCATCACCCATCTAAGAGATATGGTACGTGATGAGCAGCCGGATGTTCCCGCTGTATGGCGTAAGTTGAACGGTCAGGACCACTTCTTTCACGCGCTAGGGTACTTCTTGTTCTCTATGCGTCTAGGAAACATTCTTGGGGAGAAAGTCAAAGGTAAGGAAGAGGTTCGCACGAGCTTAGGCTTTCTTACCGTCAACTACTCTACGACCACGAATGGGTTGCTGACTCCGATCGCACCCACGTCTTTTGGGAGGTTGTTGTAAATGGGTATTCTCGACGTCTTCAAGATCGGCGGCCTGAAGCGTCGGGCCAACCGAGGCGGCACGGTAGCTACCCCGACCTACAACCCGGCCAGGGAGGCTACCCAGGTACTGGCGCTGCCGAACTACTATGAGCACCTCGCCGACCTGACCACCTCCCGGCTTCGGCAGGACTCCAGGGCCACGCTCCGCGAGCTGTTCCATAACGACCCGGACGTCAGCGCGGCGGTCTTCGCCTACCTCACGGTCAGCAACACTGATCCGATCTTCACCGTTCGGGATGAACTCGGTCAGTTGAGTCGGGACGGCTTCAACATGCTGCAACTGATCATCCGCCGTGTCTTCGGCCTGGGAGACTATACCCAAGGCTTTCGTCTGCGTGAGGGGATGAAGCAGATCTGCGCCAACATGCGTTACCTGCTGCTGTTGCGTGGGGCCATTGGGGCGGAGCTTGTTTATGATCGGACCTATGCCCCAGATGAACTCCGGCTAGTGGACATGAATACAATCCGATGGTATGAACCAAAGGCCGGACAGTATAAACCGCGTCAAGTTACTGACGGACAGCTTAACGGTATCGACCTTGATATTCCAAATTTCTTCGTCTCTTTCTTTCGCCGAGATCCCACCAACATCTATACCAACAGCTGCTTCGTCTCTGCAATCAACACGATCGCTGCTCGTCAGCAGATCATCAACGATATGTATCGTCTGATGTATATCACCGGGTACCCCCGGATGGACATCACGGTGCTGGAGCAGGTGATGCGCAACGCCGCACCGGCCGATGCGCAGACTGATCCAGTCAAAATGCAGGCGTGGATTGACACCCAGCTCGGGGCCATCCGTACTGCCGTAGCTGACCTGCGCCCTGACCAAGCACTGGTCCACTCCGACAGTGTCACGGCACGGATCATCAACGACAAGAACCCCGGCTCGGCCGTCGACATCTCCAAGGTGATCGACATCCTGAACGATCAGAACCAGTCGGCGCTGAAGGTGATGTCGACCATCATCGGCCGCGGTGATAGTGGTGTGAACACCGCCTCGGTCGAGGCCCGTATCTTCTCTATGAGCGCTGACGAACTCAACGTCCCGGTCGCTGAACTTCTCAGCAATGCCATGACCTTCGCCCTGCGGATGCAGGGCCTCCCCGTCACGGTCGAGGTGGAGTTCCGTAACGCCGAGATGCGGCCGGACATGGAGCTGGAGCCACAGTGGACCCTGAAGCAGGACCGGCTGTCGCGCGCCTTGTCGATCGGTGTGATCAGCGACGATGAATTTCACCTGCAGATGTACGGCCGCCACCGCCCCGAGTGGGCACCTATCCTATCGGGGACCGGCTTTTACGATGGCCCGGATACCGCCTTCGACAAGCTGGGTTCCATGTCAACCCAAAGTGACCCGCTTGGTCGACAGTTGACGCCGGATGGTTCACAAGCCGCTCAGAGCAATTCCGTCAAATAAAAGCGAGCTTGCTTTACAAGCTTTGATATAGGGTTTGCTCAAAGGCTCATGTGCCCGTACTTGTCGAGCACATGAGCAAGCGCATCACCATCACCGATCAGATCCAGAAGCGTATTCAGGCGACTTACGGTGGCCAGGTTGATACGTCGGCCTTCGTATGCTTCGAGGCCGTTGCGCTCAACACCCTCCCGATCCGCCAAGCCGGCTCGATCTATGATAGCGCCATCGTGTCCGAGGCGACGCTGACCGAGATGGCCGCAGTGCTTCAGCGGGGCGAGGGAGTTCCGATCCAGTTGATGCACGACACCGAAGACCTCCCGGCGGGGAAGGCTTTCTGGGGTGAGGTGGTGCGGAACAGCTACGGCCAACCGTCGCTAGTGATCCAGTTCTGGATCTCGGCCTCCGAACCCCAGGTCATCGCCAAGGTCGAGGATGGGACCGTCGGAGAGGTGTCGGTCGGCTTTGTCCCCCTGCACCTCACTTGCTCGAAGTGTGGGTTCGACTTCATGAGCCCGACTGCGGACCCTTACATGCTGTGGATGCAGACCTGTGAGAACGGGCACGTCATCGGCAAGGACGGGGTCCACGTCAACGTCTCTGGGCTGAAAGCCTGGAATGAGACTTCGCTCGTAGGGAAGGGCGCCGCTTCCGGCGCCAAGATCCTCACGCCGAAGAACGCGGACGGAACGCTGCCCCTCGCGGCGGATGGTCGACCGGCCCGCGCACTCTGCCTGCAACTGATCGCCAACAAGGAGACCCCGATGGCCGGCGAGAACCCCACCCAGCAGGTGACCGTCAACCTCGCCGAGTTCACGGGCACTGCCCAGAAGCTCGCCGATGTGACCGTCAACCTCGCCACTGCTCAGGCGCAACTCACCTCGGTCACCGCCGAACGCGATGCCGCCGCTGCCAAGATCACCGATCTGGAAACCCGCCTGGCCGCCTCGGCGCCGAAGGTGGATTACGACGCCGCCCTGACGGCGCTGAAGGACCAGCACAGCAAGCTGTCGGTCGCCCTGAACCAGACCGCCGCCGCCCCCGATGGGGTTGCCGAGCTGGTCACCGCGATCGGCGAGATGCAGACCAAGCTCGCCAGCCTCATCACCCCTGGCGCCAAGACGGGCGAAGCCGGTGGCGGTTCGGGCGACACCCCGGCGGCGGCGACCTTCTCGCCGAGCGTCTTCAAGACCAAGCGATAAGGAGATCGAACCATGTCGGGTTTCGGCCACGGGGTCACCCTGAAGGGCATCCCCCAACCCACGTTCGGGTACACCTACAAGCTGGCCTCGGCGACCGTCGTCGGCGACATCGGCAAGGCGATGTCGCTCGATACGACCGCCGCCAACACCGCCAAGCTCGCCGCCGATGGCGACCGGATCATCGGCGTGCTGGTGGTCTACGAGGACCGCACCCTCGAAGGCATCAAGGTCGGCACCATCCGGACCAAGGACTCCGTCGAGCTGACGATCAAGACCGGCGAAACGGTCGCGATCGGCGACACCGTCATCGGCGCCGGTTCGGGCGAAGTCAAAGCCGCGGCGACCAAGAGCCGTGACAACTGGGTGGTTGCTGTCTCCGGCAGCAAGGCCATCGTCCACTTCAACTAAGGGAACACCAGACGATGAGCCACATTCGTCCGTTGACCGAGATCAAGCGGCAGGCCCCCGAAGCGGTGCTCGCCTCGCTGCTCGACACCACGCCGGGCAACTCGAAGTCCGCCGGCCTGCGTCTCGCGCGGGAGGCCGCCTCGTTCGGCGTCTCCGTCCGTGACTACCTAACCCTGGCGATCGACCCGCGTCTGTCCCAGGCCGAAGACCGGCGCCGCTACGAGGGCCTGCACGGCTACGAAGCGACCCTGGCCTACCTGAGCTTGCCGCTGCGCAATGACTTTGCCGAAGGCGTCACCCTGCAGCTGGCCAGCCAGACCTTCCAGACCTACGACGGCACCCGGCTGCTGTTCCCGGAAGTGGTCGACGATATGGTTCGCATGAACTATCGGATGACCAGCTACGAGACCACTACCCCGCTGGTGGCCAACAGCCGGACCATCTCGGGCACCGAACTGATCTCGACGGTCGTCAACAACGAGGGCGACGGCACCACCGACAATTTCCGCACCTCGACGGTATCCGAGCTGGGGCGCATCCCCACCCGGACGATCCGCACCTCGCAGTCGACGGTGCGGATCTGGAAGTTCGGCTCGGGCTACGAGACCTCCTACGAGTTCACCCGCCGGGCTTCGCTCGACCTGCTGACCCCGTATGCCGCTCGTGTGGCACGCGAGCTGGAAATCAGCAAGGTGTCCGCCGCGGTCCTGACCATGCTGAACGGCGACGGCGTCAACGCGGCGTCCACCGTCAAGAAGCAGTCCGATTACGGCGGCACCCAGACCGGATCGATCCAGTACAAGCCGCTGCTCAAGTGGCTGGTGGATCGCGCCAAGTCCGGCACCCCGGTGGATACGGTGATCGGCAACTGGGACGCCTACGTCGAGTGGTTGCTGCTGTTCGCCGCGCCCCAGGTGGCGGCCCTGGGCGTCGGCAATGAACTGGACCCGACCACCGCCGCCCAGCGTCTGGCGATGTCCGGCTTCCAGCTCGGCGGTGTGCCGCTGTTGCAGGGGTCGGTCAACTTCGCTCTCGCCTCGGCCATGACCCCCGGCCAACTGCTCGGCATTACCAAGGCCGAGACCGTCGAGGAGCTGATCGAGGCCAACAGCTCGATCGCCGAGAGCGAGCAGGCGATCGTGAACCAGTCCATCACCTACGTGCGGACCCAAAACGCCGGCTACAAGCTGGTCTTCGGCGACACCCGTCAGGTGTACGACTACACCAACTAGGGTTGACGAGGGCGCCCAGCGCTGGGCGCCCTCGCAGCTCAGGAGACCAAGATGAAAGCGCTCGTCAAAACGACCGGCCCGTTCCAGCTGGTCTGCCCCGAGAGCGGCCAGACGATCCCGGCCCACCGTCCGGCGGTGATCTCCCAGACTGGCTTCTTCCAGCAGCGCACCCTCATCGGCCAAGTGGCCTTGGTGAAGGAGCTGCCGGACAATGCCGACGATCAGGGGTGGGCACACTTCCTTCGCAACGAGGCATATGCCGGCGAAGGTGGTCTCGCCAAGGCGGTCGAGGATTATCTGGCGTTCGTCAGTCCGACCCCGCCGACCGAGACCAAACCACCGCCGGTCGAGACCAAGAAGTAATCGGGCGGCCCCACCAGGGGCCGTTCGCATAAGGGGGGCTCATGCCGAAGACCTACATCGCTGACCGGGACGTCACCCTGAGCCTGCCTTTCCTGGTCGACTCCCCCAATGGCTACGACTACGTGGTCCCGACCACAGCAACGGCCACCGTGCGCGACCACAGCGGTGTCGCTATCCCCGGCTACGTCGACATTGATCTGGCGCCGACAAGCACGCAGGCGACGATCACTGTCCTGGCGGCGGACAACAACAAGACACGCACGATCGAGCGCCGGGTCATCGAATACACCTTCGATGGCCACAGTCGCGAGCTGGCCTATTACCTGATCGACTGGGTGTCCATCGACGTGACCCCCGACGACGTACGGCGCCTGCTCGGTGTCAACGTCTCGGAGCTGCCGGATACCGACATCGACATCTATGGCGCCTACCAAGCCCTGGCCACCCAGCTCGGCGGCATCACGGTAATGGACGCTGCCCTCGACACCGATCTGTTGCGCGCCAACCGGGCCATCGCCTTGTTCGAAGCGCTGCGGCAGATCCCGGCGCTGCAGCTCAAGGCGGCCAAGACGGTGACCTCCGGCCAGGACGGGTTCACCCGCTTCGACGTTGATTGGGAGGCCCTTCAGCGAGCGCTGAAGGGCGCCCTGGCAGCCGAGACGTCCGTCATCACACCGACGGCCGTGCCTGCCACGCTATTCACCACCGCCGGCCGGACCTACGATCCATTCACGGGGGCCTAATAATGCCGGACCTTGCTCGCCTCGCCGGTCGCTTCGAAGCAGACCTGACGACCCTGGACGGCCGCCACTTCCGCGGCCGGGTGGTCGAGCTGCCGGAGAACGCCCCGACCTCCGCCGCACCGGCCAAGCGTCTGCTTCGGGTCCACCCCCAGACTTTCCTCACCCCCGGCACCCTGGTCACCGACATTGCCGGGCTGATCTACGTCCTGGCCGAAGGGGTCTCCGGCCAGTGGCAGGGCCAGGAGGTGAAGCGCACCTTTCGCATGATCCGGCTCGATCGGGTCATGACCTGGGAGCGGCTGCAGACGGTGGCCCACCCGGTCGCCGGGGTGGCCGAGGATCAGAGCTGGCAGCCGGTCTCGCCGGGGACGATCCGCTGCCTGCTGGAGCCGGCCACCGAGCGGCTGGAGCGGTCGTATCGGATGTCCACGACCTACGAGCGGTGGAAGCTCTACACGGACGCAGACCTGCGGCTCAATGACCAGATCGACGGCCGGATGGAGATCGTCCGGGTCGAGAAGGTCGCTGGCGTAACGGTAGCGGATGTCCAGTAATGAACCCAGAGGGAACCATTAACAAGCTGAAGGCTGTCATTAATGATCGAATTGATCGGTCGTGGGAAAGCATTCGGCGTGAGATGGTTAAGCGTGGAACTGACGAGTCACGTAAGTTCTTCCTGTGGCTATCTCGTCAGGCGATCAATCGGACCACACCAACCAAGCAGTTCTCCGAGTTCCTGGATCAACCTTGGCGTCAACTGACACCCGCTTATATTAAGAAGAAGGGGCACGAACGCTTCTTCTACCTTAACAGTCCACTCAAAGGGTTCTTCGATACAGCGGACCCTACTGTCTTCTTGGGTCATGTGACTACGATGAAGGTCCGAGGAACTGATGAGTTCGCCGTATACCCATTTGACCGGAGATTGACCAGCGGGTCGCGCGGGAGAGGGGGACTTGAAAGTGCTCTCGACTTCGGTGGGGCCAGCCGGGTGTCAATGAAGCTGATGGGCAGAACCGTCTACCGACCACTTCTTGGTCCAGGGTTGCAGTCCTTTATCCAGTATGTCTGGAAGAAGAAGATGCAGGAACACTTTAAAGACGTCGTCTCCAGCAACGGGTTCAGTTCTTCCAGATAGGGGTGTGACGTGGGCCACTACAACAATATCTTCGTCTCAACGGTAAGGATCGTTTCTGATCTGGTAGACGAAATCAAGACGGCAGGGATCGCTGATCCCGCCTTCATCAATTACGATTCCCACTCCAGCGTTCATGAGTGGCCGGATCGGGACGTCGTTGGCCTCGCTGGCTTCAGCTTCCAGATCGGAACTCATGACATCCTGGTCAGCGCCATGGTTGCTGTCAGCACTGTCAACGACACGAACCTTTTCCGACACCACAAGATCCTAGACCTACTGGTCGACAAGCTGCTGCCGACCCGGACGCACAGCATTCTCAATGCTGATACCGGGGCTAAAGTAGGTTGGATGGTGGTAACCGACGGCACTGAAGTACGTCCAGCCGAGCGGACAGAAAGCCGGCCGCTTCAGTATGTGATGGTGTCGTTCCTGACCAGCGTCACCTACCAATTGCCAAATCAAAGCTAGTATAACAAGCTTGAATTATTGAATGGTACTGTCTGTCGCGGCGCGCAATACCTTCTCCTGGACTTACATCTCCAGGAGTTTTCCGACATGGCCGGTGAAGCCAAAACTTCCGCATTTATGCTGGGGACCGCCACGGTCATGCTCGGCCCGCAGGCGGACGTGTTCAACCTGACCCCCGACGAGCACAGCGTCGGTCTGGTCAAGAACTTCTCCATGACTGCCGAGCCCACCAACCTGGACCTGACCCAGGGTGTGCGCAACTCGATCGTCTACTCGGTCAACACCGCGTTCCCGGTGAAGATCACGGCCGAATGGTACGAGTACACTGGAGCGAACCTCGCCTACGCGATGTCGCTGGACGGCAGCCAGTATACCCTGAAGACCGACCGCTTCCTCGCCAAGGCCAGCATCGCCGCCGCGGCGACTACCGCGATCATCAGCTCGGCCACCGACATCAGCGCCAAGTTCACGGCCGGCGATTACGTCCTGATCCAGGACCTGACCGGCGGCAAGGACAAGGTTCATATCGCCCTGATCAGCGCCTCGACCTACGACGCCGGGACCGACGAGCTGACCATCACCTTCACGACCACGCCGATCCCGACCGGCGTCACTTACCCGGCTGGCTCGGCGATCATGCCGGTGCATGACCTGGGCATCGGCGGCGCCACCACCCAGGCCACGCTGGGCTGCAAGATCGTCGGCGTCCTGCCTGAAGACAGCAAGCCGATCACGCTGGTGCTGCCGAAGGTCAAGGTGCTCAAGGGCTTCAATCTGGCCTTCAAGACCGACAACTACGGCAACATGCCGGTCGAGATCACTCCCTTCGAGTTGGTGTCGACCGACCCCCACTACGCTCTGTTCCAGGCGAACAACTGGGGCGTGGCGGCCATGCTGACCAGCAACTAAGCAACCTCTTAGTTGCCTGATACCAACCCCGCCCGCAGGCCCGCTCGGGCGGGGTTTTTCTTAACCAACAACAAGCAGGTGCTGATATGACGTCCCCCAACCCTGACATCATGACGATCAAAGTCGACGGCCAGGACCGCGACTTCATCATGTCTTTCGGCCTGGTCGAAGAACTGGCCAACCACGTCGGAAATAACATCGAACTGATGAGTGTGGTTCTGGTCGACCACGACATGCGCCGCCTGTATCTGTCGAGCTTGCTGGCCGAGCGCAGCGAAACTGGGAAGCGGCTCAAGGACGTCGATATCTACGACGTGCGGATCGAAACCAGCGACGTGCTGCTGCTGCTGGAGTGGGCAACGCTCCGGGTGACGGATTTTTTGTTGAGTGCGGCAAAAGCCGCCGTCCGAACAGCGACCAGCCGGGCCGAAGAGGTGAAGGCCCTGGTGTCATCGTTGAGTGGTTCGAAAACCTGACCTTCGATGAGGCGGTCTGCTGGGCATTCAATACAGTGCCCAGCAGACTACTAGAAGTACACTGGTCTAACACATTCCTAGATATCAGGACAAAGCTTCGACTAAGGCTTGGTCTTGAGCAAAGCCGGGAACTAGCAGAGTTCAACACGATCGCAGTTATCCTGTCGAAAGCCTTCGGAGGCGGATCATCGACAGTGGCGGCTCCGGCCCGCAATACATCAGAGGCGATGGCCCAATTTAATTCCGTGATGAGGGCATCTAAGGGAGGTTAATCATGGCTACTGTTCAGGACTACATCTCCCTTGGAATGGATAAGGGTAATGTCGACGCCGCCATGGTCGACATTACCCGGCAGATGCAGAGACTGAAACTGATTACCGAGGACGTGCAGTCTTCTCTCAATCAGATCCATCTCCCAAACGGAAATCCACTCGGTAACCTAGACACCGCTCGGCGTGAGCTTGGTCAGCTCAGCACGATGATGAAGACCCTCAATCAGCTCGGCAATATCGACATTAAGTTGGCGGTAAACCAAGGCGAGCTTAGACAGCTTAACGATCTTCGTACCAAAGTCTCATCTGGTACCTTTTCTGTTGGAACCGTGACTGACGTCCAGCAGCTGAAGACCGTCAAGTCGCAATTGCAGCAGCTGTGGAAGGAAGCCTCTGCCGCCCCCGGCGCCGCTACAGCCAGCACCATCCAGTACAGCGCTGCCTTGGAGCAGGTCCGAACCCGGCTCAATTCCCTGAGCGACCATGGCCTGAGCAACACCCTGGAGCGCATCAACAACCCCGCCATGCTCGGTGTACAGGCTCGGTTGATGATGAACTATGCTGCGATCGGCGGCATCGTCGGAAGCCTGGCCGGCGCGGCGAAAGGCGTGGTGGATCTCGACACGGCAATGCATCAGCTGCAGGCCATCGCCGGCATGACCACCGAGAGCATGGGCGGCCTGAAGCAGGAGATCCTCCAGGTCGCCAAGAACTCCCGGTTCTCCGCTGCCGAGGTCGCCGACGCTGCCACCGTCCTGGCCCAGGCTGGCTTCTCCGGGGCGCAGATCAAGGACTCCCTGCAAGGCGTGGTGTTGATCGCTACCGCCACCGGGTCGAGCCTGAAGGAGGCGGTGGACATCGCTACCTCGGCGATCGGCGTGTTCAACATGCAGGCGTCGGAGATGGGTCAGGTGGCCAACACGGTCACCGCCGCGCTGAACCTGTCCAAGCTGACCATGGACAAGCTCGCCCAGGGCCTCCAGTACGCCGGCAACATCGCCGCCGATAATGGCGTCAGCTTCAACGAACTCTCGGCCGCCCTGGCGGCGCTGTCGAACACCGGCATCCGGTCTGGCTCGACGATGGGCACTGGGCTGCGCCAGCTGCTGATCGAGCTGGGCGAGCCCACCAAGAAGCTGTCGGAGCGCTTCCGTGCGCTGGGGATCTCCTCGCAGGAGGTCGACATCAAGGCCAACGGCCTGACCGGCGTCCTCGAAAACCTGCGCCGGCACGGCTTCACCGCGGCCGACGCTTTCGCCGTGATGGAGACGCGCACCGCAGCAGCCTTCTCAGCGCTGGCCCGCGGGGCCGAGGACATCAGTAAGTTTGAGCGCGCCTTCCTGCTCTCAACGGCGGCGACCGAAGCCAACTCGGTCCAGATGGACGCCCTGTCGGCCAAATGGGAGCGGGCCAAGACCATCCTGCTGACCATCACGGATAGCGTGGCAGCCCCGCTGGTGAAGGACCTGAAGTCCATCCTCGACGGGTTCAACGAGCTGACCAAGGGGATCATTACCACCTCCAATGCCATCAACGAGTTCATCCGCACCAAGACGGGTATCGGCTCGTTCAGCCTTTCGCCGTCGCTGCTGATGCTGCCGCCGACGGTGGCCGTTTCCAACATTGGCCGCCAAATCGGTGAAAGGGGCTACAACTGGCTGGCAGGAACGAGCGCTGCTGATGCCAACAAGGAAGCCCTGGGTCAGGTCAGCACCGACCTGCAGAAGCTGGAGGGCGAGGCCGACGCGGTGCAGCAGAAGATTGCTGCCATCGATCAGCGCCTGCAGACCCTCTATAGCCGGCGCGAGCGGTTGGCCAAACCGGAGAACGCCGGGGAGCTGGAAACCCAGCGGCTGTCCCTGAACCAGGCGTTCGGCCGCGACGGGTTCAAGGCCGCGACCGGGGGCGTGGACACTGTCATCCGCGGGCTTACCGAGTTCCGGGCGCAGCTCAGCCGCGACGACGGGGCCAAGAAGTTCGGCGAGCAGCTCCAGACCCTCACCAAACAGGCAGATCTGCTGCGCCAGTCGCTGCAGCTGGCCGCGCAAAATCCAGGCACCGCGGCCGAGAGGTTTGGGGTTTGGGCTGAGCACGCTCTGGGAAACACCAAGGACCTGTCCTCCCCCTCACCGGCACAGTCGGACATCCAGGCACTTATCGCCCAAGCAGCCTCCGGTGGGGTGGACACCACCAGCGTCGGCGCTCTGATGGAGTTCTCGCGCAAGCTCCAGGCCGGCATGACGGCGTTGACCAAGGCGCAGCAGGATGCCGACGCCAAGATCGGTCAGAACATCTATGACCGGATGATGACCCAGGCCCGCCAGGTCAGCGACGTGGCTACCAACCTGGCAGCCAACATCGCCAAGCAGGACACCACCGCGGTCGCCCAAGACCTGGCAGCCAACGAGGGCGCCGAGTACACCCAGGCGATCCGCTCCCTGGTGGCCAACATCCAGGCCCAGCTCACCACCATCGGCAACCGGCTGAAGGACGCCAAGTCCCCGGAGGAGGCCGACAAGCTAGGCGAGCAGGCTGCCAAGGTCGCCTCTGACATGCAGCTCGAGGTGATCCAGGTCAACGAGCGGGTGATGCGGGGCGAGCTGTCCTCGACTGCCGCCAAGGTGCTGGTCGGCATCCTGGAGGGCGCCGCCGGACAGGCCAAGGCCGAGGCCGAGAAGACCGCTGACCAGGCCCGCAAGTGGCGTGAGGAGCTGCTCAAGCTGCAGGTCACCCAGCTGGAGAACGAGCTGCGGAGCCTTCACGACAAGCTCAAGGAGAGCCTGACCCCTGCCCTGGTGGCCGACTACCTCGGCATCGCCAAGACCCTGTCCGAGAAGAAGCAGGAGCTGAGCCAGACCAAGGGCGAGAAGGACCTCAAACAGGTCGGGCTGGATAAGAGCCCCGAGGCTCAGCAACTGAACCTACAGGCCGCCGCTGCCGTCGGCACCCGCACCCGTGACGACGCCGATAACGCCATTCGCCAACTCCAGGAACAGGCGGCCAACAAGGCGAAACGGGAAGCAGAGGAAGCCTACCGGCTGCAGAAGCGGGTAGCCGAAGCCCAGATCACGGTGGCCGAGAACCAGATCGAGGAGATCCTGCGGTCGGCCAACCTGACCACGACGGACGATTTCAAGACCAAGCTCGACAGCCTGTCTGAAGCCAGCAGCCGGTATATCGATCTGGCTCTCGACGAGTATGTCGACCAGCTCAAGAAGGATCGAGCGCTTGCGGATCGGCCGGATCTGATCGAGGCACTGACGGCTAGCAAGAGAAACGATCTGGTTGATAAGGTGATCGCTAAACAGCTGTCACTGTTTGAGACCATAAGCACGGTTATCACGAAGCGTGCTGAGCAGGAACTGCAAAACCTTCCGTCTACCAAGGCACTGAGTACACTCGACGCTCAGTCTCAAGGTCGCCAAGCCACCCTGCGTGGCCGAGAGAATTTCACTGAGGCTGACCGTTATCTTGAAGACCGTAAGCGGGAAGATCTGACCATTCAGCAACTCAAGGAAAGTATCGTCACCAAACAAAAAGAGCTGAACGATCTTGTCGCTGTCCAGAAGACGTTCGAAGCTGACGTCTCAAAGGCCAGCAGCAATACGGCTGCAATCAAGCAGAGGATCGCTGAGATCGAGAAGGCCAAAGGTGACCTTCTCTCCAACGCTGGCTCCGATCAAAAAGAAATCAACTCGCTGGTTGATGAAGAGACAAAACTCCAGGCCAAGCTACTTGAGACGTCGACCAGCAATGCCGCTGTTCAGAAGCAGATGGTTGAGTCGAAGGCACAGATTAAGAGCCTGACATCTCAGATTGCTCTTGAACAAACCAAGCTTACGGCGATGACTAAGAATGAGGAGGCTCCGCTCACCGATCGCATCACCGCTGCCTTGAAGATGGAGCTAGGAACCACCAAGACCTTCAATACTGAGATCGTGGAAACTGTTCAAGCAGCAGCAAAAGCGTCTAGTAGCGCTATGTCCACCTTCTTCAAGGACACTATCTCCGGCAGCAAGAGCGTGAAAGACGCGCTCAAGGATATGGTCAAGAGCTTTTCCAACTCGGTCCTTGATGTGGCCACCAAGAACATGGCCAACTCCATGTTCGCCGGGGTGTTCGGCAACCTGTTTGGTGGAAGTTCATCCGGCTCATCAGGAGGGCTGCTCGCGTCCCTCTTCGGCGCCAGCGCTGGCGGATTGGTCCCCCACTACGACACGGGCGGCACCGTCGCTGGCACAGACATTGGTCGTGACAGCACCCTGGCTTGGCTCCGCCCTGGAGAGTTCGTTCTGAACCGAAGCGCCACCGCTGCGATCGGGGCCGACTATCTGAACCAGATCAACTTCAACGCCGGCCGGAAGGCATCAACGTCTACTGCCAATATCAAGCCACCACAGGTCAACGATAATCAGGTCAACGTCTGGGTCACCACCCCTGATCAGGTTCCGCAAACTAGCGAGAGCGATATCGTTGCGGCCGTAACCAGCGACATGCTCCGTGGGGGATCGACCAAAGCGCTGATCAAGAACATCGCTATGGGGAAGCTATAAGATGGAGATCTTCGACTTTCCTCACTTCCTGTACCAGACTCAGGAACAGGATAACTCGACCCGCGTCAAGTTTGGTGATGGGTATGAGTTTGCTGCTGCTCCAAGCTCCCCGTTCCGCGGGGAGTTTGAACTCAAGTTCGGCACTATGCAGTGGTATCTCAACAAGGGCGATGACGGACAATACGTCCCAGGAAGTTATGATGTGACCACTGACAAGGATCATAACTTGAGTAGACTGCGTGAGTTCTACAGAGCGCACGGTCTTTGGCGCAGATTTATTTTGCCACATCCTGTGTTCGGTGATACCGTGGTGCGGTTCAGCAAGGCCCCCAAATGGCCTTATGGCTTGCCCGGAGGGCAAGGGTGGACGGAACCCCTCACGCTTACTCTGATCGAGTGCCCCTAACATGGTTAGAGTGTATGACCCTTCCTTGATGCTGGAGGACGGTGAGCAGCTGGAAGCCGACGGCATCGTCGAGCTGTTTGAAATCGTCTGCCCAAACGGGCTGTCTTTAGCGCTCAAGCAGAACGATACCGTCAGCTATATGGGGAAGACCTACGAGGGGACGGCGATCCAGATCTCTGGGGTGTCGAAGCGGTCGGACGGAGAACAAAGCCGGCCGACGCTGACGGTGACCAACCCTCTCGGCATATACAACACGCTGGCCGTCAGTGGAAACTTTGAGTTTGCGCGGGTTGATCGGACCAGAGTCTTGCGCAAACACCTACTGGCCAACCTGGACGTAAAGCAGGTGAACAGCTGGTACATCTACCAAGTCGCTCAGTGCGATGATGAGGTCATCAGCTTCTCTCTGAGAGCCATCACCGATCGCTTCAATTCTTATCTACCAGCGCGGATGTTCATTCCGCCGGACTTCCCAATGGTGACGTTGAAATGACAGAGCTTCGTTACGATCACTTGCTTGGTAGGCCGTTTAAGTATGGTCGGTCTGATTGTTGGGCTCTGGTACGCGAGTTCTACCAGGACAACTTCGACATCAAGTTCCCCAACTATGCTGGTCCTACTGACTGGTGGAAGATCCCTGGGTGCAACTTCATGCACGAGACGATCCTCAAGGCCGGGTTCCGGTTGGTCCCGGAGTTCAATCTTCGTGACTGTCTCGTCGGGGACCTGCTGGGCATCAACCTGATGACGGAGCAGGTCAGCCACCTCGGCGTCTATGTGGGCAAAGGCCGGGTTCTGCACCACGCACCCACCCGGCCGTCAGCTGTCGAGCCTCTACGTGGGGCGGCGCTTAATCGTCTGACCGCGCTGTATCGCCACCCGGCCGTCCGGGTGGACCCAGGGAGCCAACAGACGGTCGACCTGATGGACCTGCTGCCGGAGCGAACCCGGCGCCGCTTGGAGGCCCTCAATGAGCATTGACAGCTTCTATTCCGACCAGCTGCCGGAGCGCGTCGGCTTCATCCTGACCGACGGATCGGTCGTCGAGGTGGAGAATGTGGCGCCCAAGAAGCTGGCGAAGCACCAGTTCGCCGTCTCTGCCGAGGATCTCGTGCGCTATGAGGACACCGCGGTGGCCACCTGGCACACCCACCCCGGCACCACCGGCAACCTGACCTACGAGGACATGCTGTCCTTCAAGAGCTGGCCGGACCTGACCCATTACATCGTCGGCAACGACGGCGTCTGGACGTTTCGGGTCGAAGACGGAGAGGTCGTTCGCGAATGAAGATCATCCTGCATGGCAGCCTGCGCAAGCTGTGGTCGGGGCCGGCGTTGGAGTTCCAGGTCATGACCGTCGCCGAGGCCATTGAGGCGATGTGCCGGCAGACCAAGGCGTTCAACCCTGCCCTGGGCGGCGAACGCCACCGGATCTGTGTGGTCGGCTTCGACACAGTCGAGAGCCTGCACGCCCCGACCTCCGTCGAGGAGGTGCATCTGGTTCCAGCCTTCCGTGGTGACGGCGATAGCTGGATACAGATCCTGGTCGGCGCGGTGCTGATCGGGGCGTCCTTCCTGATGCCCGCCAGTTGGCCAATGCTGGCCAAGTTCACCTTCAGCTTTGGTGTCGCCCTGATGATGGGAGGCATCATCAGTCTACTGTCTGATAGTCCGGACTCTAAAGAGGGAAGCAAGTATCTCGGAGCCCCTGGAAATACTACCGCTTTGGGGACGCGCATCCCGCTTCTCTACGGACTATACGAAGCCTATGGCCACTTCCTCTCCTTCAACATCGACAGCGACCAGAAGGAGATCCTGACCGCTACCAGCACCGACACTGGAGGGGGCGGCGGCTCTGGCGGAACGGGCGATAGCACGGACATTTAAGAGGGTCTACTGAAATGACCAAGGTATTCAGCGGCGGTGGTAAGAGCAGCAGCAGTGTAGCTGCGGACAACTTGATCGCTGTTGACTCAGCAGAGATCGTGATGGCCTTGTGTGAAGGGCCGATCGTTGGCCCTGCCGAGGGTTGGAAGTCAGTCTATTTCGATGACACTCGTATTTTGAATGCGAGTGGCGAGTATAACTTCCAGTGTACGGCTCTGCAGTACACAACTGGCGAGTTCGACGATACGATCACCTTTGCCTTGGGGGGAGAGACCCGGTCGAGTTCAGTCGGAGTGCAGCTGCGGCAAGGTGACTCGATAGTTCGCCGGACCCAGACGGGCGAGTTGGCTGCGATCGAGATCCGTCTGATGATCCAGGCGCTATACAACAGCGAGGACCTAGGGGATGACTCGGTCGATGCCGAGTTCCAGATCGAGTGGAAGGCGCTGAGTGGCACCACTTGGTTCTCGCGTACCACCACGATCAGCGGAAAGACTACCAGCAACAGCTACGTCAAAGACTATGTCCTCCAGGTCGACTCAACAGTCACCGACCCGTGGGAAATCAGGGTCACCCTGCTTAGCGACACCGATGGTGACATAGTCATCACGGCTTATTGGGAAAGCTTCCAGGAAGTCGGAGTGGCTTCTCGGTCGTATCCTGACGTCGCCCTGCTACACATGGTTTTCTCTGCCGAGGAAGTCCCCAACATCCCAGAGATCCGTGGGGTCTACAAGGGCCTGGTTGTTCGCGTGCCAGCCAACTACGACCCAGACACCCGTGAGTATGTTGGGGTGTGGGACGGGACGTTCAAGTTCGCCTGGACCAACAACCCGGCCTGGGTCCTCTACGATCTGGTGATGAACGACCGTTACGGTCTGCGACGCTACGACCCCTCGCTGTCGTGCAACAAGTGGGACTTTTACGAGGCCGCCGTCTGGTGTGATGAACTGGTCGACGACGGCTACGGCGGGACCGAACCCAGGTACACCTATAACGGGCTGCTGACTGATCAGAGCCTGGGAATGGAGGTCGCTCGGTACATTGCCGGCTCATTCAACGCGGCCATTTGGGACGATCTCACCGGGGAAATTCGGCTTACCGTCGACAAGCCTGGGGAAGCTGTCGCACTGTTCACCCGACAGAATGTAGTCGGTGGAAAGTTCACCTACAGTTGGACGGACCTGTCGACGAGGTATAACGATATCACAGTCACGTTCAAGAACGCAAAGTATGATTGGGTGCAGGATTGGTTTAATATTACTGACGACACGGAAATTTTAAAGTATGGTCGTATCCCTCTGGACTTCACTGCTGTCGGAGCCATCACTCTGACGGAAGCGATCCGTCGCGCTCAGTATAAACTCTACACTGCCACCAAAGAGACAATGGCAGTCACGTTCAAAACCAATCGACAGGGCCTTTATGTTCGTCCCTTCGATCTGATCCTCGTCGGCGACGAGAGCATGGCCTGGTCCGTCGACCGGCGCATCAAGACCCTGTCCGAGGATCGCACCACGATCACTTTCCGGGATGCGCTCTATCTGTCGGCGGGGTCCGAGGACTGGGTGTTCAAGATCCCCGGCGGGGTCTACCTCGCCAAGCCCACCAGCACGGTCACCAACAGCTACGGTGGGATCATTGAAGCCACCTTCTCCCCTCCGCTGCCAGAGAACATGCCGGCCGAGGCAGTGGTTTCTGTCGGCACCCCCAGGGTTTTCCGGGTCACCCGGATGGAAGAAGCCGACGGTGCTGATCAGGTGGAGATTTCAGGCTACCTGACGGACTCCAGCAAGTGGGAAAACGTCGACAGCTTGGCAGGCGTCAATCTGCCGGCGGACACGACGGGCAGCACTGGCGGAGACCCGACCACCTCTACGGTCAACACCACCCCGCCGGCCCTCTCTTGCCCGACGTTCACTCAGGAAGTGACGAGGGATGATGAGCACAAGCTCACCATCACCATCGACTGGGCGAGCAGCGGGTACTCCGAGTGGAACTATACTTACAAGGTATACTCAAGGCCGGCGGCTTCTACCAGTGAGGAGGAGTGGGACCAACGCGAGGTGGTCAATAACGTCATCTGGAACCACCCCGCCGGGGCATACAACTTCAAGATCGTCCCTTACAGCATCTACGGCAGCCGCCCAGCCTGGGAGGATATTCCGTCCTGCCCATTCACTGTTCAGTTCTGTTCGTCCAACAAAGAGGGCGGCATCGGTGTGGTTCATAGCGGGCAAGCGGTCCTGCTCGATAATGGAAGCTGCACTGGCTACAACATCCAACTATACTGGGCGTCGGACATCGACTACCAGGGTAAGCTGTTCAAGCAATATGAGCTTCAGATCATCAACAAGGACACAGGAGAGTTGCTCAGGACCGAGATCCTCTCAGAGCCTCAGTACCTGTACCTGTACTTTGATCAGCTCAAGGACCTTAACCAGAGTCCAACCCCGACGGCGTTCACCTTCCAGATCCGTCTGATGGATATCTGTGGGCAGTATACCCCTTGGTACGTGATCGACCAGAATTATAAATCCTGTGTCGCCCAAACTATCGAAGTCATTCACAAGTATGTTGATGATAACAATGCCAGGGATGATGCCCAGGACCAGGCCATCACTGACAACAACGCCAGGGATGATGCCCAGGACCAAGCTATCACTGACAACAACGCCAGGGATGATGCCCAGGACCAGGCGATTGCTGATACCCAACAGGCGGTCTCGGGTCTGGGCGCTACCATCATCAACCTAGGGGATACCGTTCAGCAGATCCAACAAACGCTGGCGGAACCGATCTCGCTGACGGATACGCTAAGCGCCAATTGCGAGGTCATCAAGAACCCTCGGCTGGAGGCGTTCTCCGAGACGGTTCTAACGCTGACCGGGGCTTCGCTGATGCTCGACCTCAGCAAGGCCAACAACTTCGTGGTCAAGCTGACCGCTGGGGCGGTTACCACCATCCAGTTCACAGGGGGCTGCAGTGGTGGCAAGCCCATCAAGGTGGTTGTCCAGCAACCGTCAACCACCCCGACCAGCATTTCCTTTGCGGGTGTGAAGTGGAAGACGCGGACGGCTCCTAGCCAGACGATGACTCCCAACGCTATCGACATGTATGTGTTCTTCGATTACGGCGGAACTGTCGGCATTCTAGGAGCATCCGCAGGCAAGGACTTCGGCTAATGACTCTCAACTTTAATGCTTGGTGGGTCGGAGAAGACGAGACTGTTAGCCGTGTTCGGTTCGCTCGTCTCGATGCCAACTATGTTCTTTTAGCTGTCGGCACCCCTCTATCAACCACGGTCGATAACCTGTTTCTGAACTACTATACCCTCAAGCAAGACGGATCAGTCGAGGCTAATCGTCACAAGGTCAACTGGACGGTTTACGCCGACTTGTTCGACACCGCTGACCTGATGTCTACGGTTGATGGTGCCTCGCTAGCCAAGGTGGCTACCACCTCCAGCACCGTCATCCAATACGACACATGGTCGATCGGTGGCACCGGGCTGGTCAACACACCAATTATTCAGCAGACATTGAGCCAGTCGTTGAAGGATGGTGAGTTGTCAATAGCCCCAGGTATTATCGACAACCTAGGCAGCACTACCGAAACCCTTCAGCCCGCCAGATACTCCTACGAGGTGTGGGTTAAACCAACGCACATCGTCTACGATCCGCCAGTCTACATTACCGAGGTCTATGTCCCCACCGACTATGACATCTGGGTTCCTCCGCTCTATAAAGAGCAGAGCTACACTCCTGCCCTTTACAGGGAGGAGAGGTGGGTTCTCGCAAACATTGGTGTCGTCGGTAGCACTGCCTCATGCACCAAGAGCGCTTGGTCCTATCAAAACCTGTACTTCTATATTCGTAACGATAACGTCGACAGTAGTCTTGTTGATAACGTCTTCATGACTAGCCAATCGACGGCCGATATTATCTCTCAGTTGATAGTGTCTGGCGGGTATCGACGCCGACTAACCAGCACGTCGTCGATGTATGGCTACCCGGTTCAAACCACGGGGTCGACGACTGAGTGGTGGGGCTATACGATCATCAAGACTTGGGTCGAAGGTGGCGTGACCTGGCAGCAGGGGTATGTGACTATCCGCTACCAGTCCCTGACCAACTGCGACCCCTGGATCACCGCTCCAGCCTACGCTCACTGGGAGCCCACTGGGCAGCAGCTCTACACGGACACCCCTCCGGCTGACACCACCACTCTGCGTTGGGTGAAGATGGCCGTCGGAGTGTGGAAGGACACTGGGCAACAGCTCTATACCGACACCCCTCCTGCTACGACGTCGACCACCCGCTGGGTGGTGGTGACCGCCGGCTATTGGCGGGACACCCTGGCCGGAGAGCCAACCAGCGGGCAGACCTACCGGGTCGTCAAGGAAGCCTACTGGCGCCAGGAGCAGAGCGGCGACCCAACCTCCTGGCCTCGTCGGACCACCCTGAAATACGAAGGAGGGTGGCGATCGGCGTTCTCTGGTGAGCCCAAGCCGGGGCAGACTTGGAAGGTCGACGCCTCCGGGTACTGGAAAAGCTGGCCGGAATGGGATCGACAGCCCCCAGGGGTGGAAGGCACCGACTGGCGCAAGACCTTGGTCTACCCGGAGCAGACCGTCTATGTGTCGACGATCACCGGCCGGTGGTTGTCTCAGACCACCGTGGCCAAGGACATCTCCAGGCTCTACTCGGTCGAGGACACGACCCGCCGTTTCAATGGCGCGTATCGCGAGATCTCCCCGGATGCCCCGGCCTTCAATACCTGGGCGTTCAAACAAGGTGGTGTTACTAAGTCGACAATTCCCGCCGTCTACAGAACTGAGGTTTGGGACGAGCCGATCTACGAGGTATATGTACCGGAGTACCGACAGTTGGTATGGGAGCCTCGGTACGGGGACACCCCTACTTACACCAGTGTCACCGCCACCTATACGACTGTGTATATTTACAATGACCAGAACTATTCGAACTACCCTTGTCGCAGTCTGGCGGAGTGGAAAAGTTGGTTTTCTGCCAAGACCAACGTAGACAGTGGTTGTCTGACTCACATTGTTTTCAACGGTGACATCCTGGTCACGACCGGGGCAACGTACAAACAGTATAAGGTATACTACACAGTATACAATAACCCTACGACTGCAAGCCACTACGATTACTGGAGGGCACCAACCTCCTACGATACCAACGTCGTCAACTTCGACATGGATCGGCTGTACTGGAGGATCGCCGAGGCGGGGGAGCCAACCACTGGTCAGACCTATCGACTGGTAGCTGGTAATACCTGGAGGTCAGCCTACAACGGTGAGGACCTGACTGGAAAAACCACCCGGCAGATCTTGGTGCAAGCCGAGACGGTAGGATATGCCACCGTCGGGGAACAGTCTCCGCTCTATCTCGGCCGTGGTGGTTGGCATTCCTCGGTCTGGGATAGCACCACTCTGGTCAGGGCGAGTGATCCGTCAATCGGAGGCACAATCCAGATCCCCGAAGGGGTCAACGGGGCCGCTGCGGTGTGGGTTGGTGACAACACCTACGGCTGCATTGGTCTCAACTCAGCCAATATGTTGTCGATCTATCGAGTGCAGATCAACAATACGACCCGCGCTTTGAGCTATCACGTAGACGCTGTGACCAGCTTCTATGCTGGCAGCATCTTTCAAGGCATCACGGTTAATGACCGACATAAGTTCCTTGTAGACCTGTCGAAGGGAGATGGAACCTATGCCTATGCCATTATTGAGATCGACTTTAACCTAAATGGTGTGGTCGATATCGAGTGGTTGGAAGGAATAAGCAGCCCAGAGACAAACATCAACTGGGCTGATCTGATCACTCCCAACGGAACATGGGGACTTGCAGCTTATAGAAGCCGAACGGACGAAACACTTCGAGTAGTTAAGGTTGAGTAGCACGTAATTTAGCCCTTGTAATACAAGCCCCAATATAGCGTTTGCCTTGAGGGACTAGCAACCCTACACCCTGATTAGGAGATTTTGCGCCGCCGGAGGCTGTAATGGAATTGGACGTGGATATGGCTAAAACCTTGCTCCAGGTGGTGATCGCCCCCGCCATCGCTGGCCTTATCGTCTGGATCAATAAGCTGGACGGCCGCGTCCACGACCTCAAGGCTGAGGTCGCCTCCCTCCAGGCGCAGATCCAGAATGATCGCGACACGGTGAGCAAGTTGGAGATCCGGGTCAGTGAGTCCTTCGACCAGCTGCGTGCCGATATCAAGGAGTTCCGCCAACAGTGGCGCGAGGATATCAAGAGCGTCTTCGATCGCCTGGGAACCTCGGCCGTCGGGGGGCATAAATGATCTCCGACACGGACTTCGAGATCGTCGCTGCCGACCTTGGGTGTGAGGTCGACGTGATCAAGGCCGTCGTCGCCGTCGAGAGCGCCGGCAGTGGCTTCCTCCCCGACGGGCGCTGCAAGATCCTGTTCGAGGCGCATATCTTCAGCCGGCTCACCGACCGCCGCTACGATGCCAGCCGCCCCCACCTCAGCTCGCGGAGCTGGAACAAGACCCTCTACCTGGGGGGCGCCGCCGAGTACGCCCGGTTGGCCGAGGCCCAGAGCCTTGATCGCGAAGCGGCGCTGCAGGCCACCAGTTGGGGCGCCTTCCAGATCATGGGCTTCAACTGCAACGCCGCCGGGTTCACGAACGTCGATGACTTCGTCTCCGCCATGCAGCGGGACGAGGTCGCTCAGCTGCGCGCTTTCGCCCGGTTCATCAAGGCCAAAGGGTTGGCCGACGAGCTGCACGACAAGCGCTGGTCGGATCTCGCCGCCGGCTACAACGGCACCGGCCAGACCCCGGTCTATGCGGCCAAGCTGGCGGCGGCCTATGCCAACACCCACCGCAACCACGCCGAGCTGCACCGCCACTCCATGATCGAGCTGCAGACGGCCCTCAATCTCCGGGGCTCCCGGCTGACCATCGACGGTTGGCCCGGCCCGAAGACCACCGCTGCTTTGCAGGCGTTCCAGGCCAGCAGGGGTTTGAAAACGACTGGTGTTGCCGATCTGGCAACCCGGCAGGCTCTCGGATTGGAGTAATCGTCATGGCCAGGTGTAAGCCGAAAGGCAAAGGTAAAGGGGGCAAGTGATGTCCTGGTTCGACTCCCGCGACCGCAGCAAGGAACTGCACCTGCTGCTGTCGACTGCGGCCGTCCTCGCCGGCATCGGTCTGGTGATCTGGGACGTGGTCCACGTCGGCCGCCCCTTCGACCTGGCCGCTTACGGCCAGGGGGTCGGCCTGCTGCTGGCCGGCGGTGGCCTGTTCGCCGCCGGCCAAGGGTGGCAGCGCAAGGCTGAAGGTGGTCCCGATGCTGGATAGCCTCTACCTCCGCCTCGCCCTCGGCCTGGCCCTGCTGTCGGCCGCGGTTGGCGGGTACCTGTGGATCGATAATCTGCAGGAGCGGGTCAAGGCTGCTGAGGCCAACGCTGCCGTCGCGGAGACGGCAGTCTTCACCACGGCCGACACCCTGGCCAAGGAGCGGGAGGCTCATCAGCTCACCGCCCAGGCTCTGTCGGACGAGATCACCCGCTCGTCGGCCGCCACCCGGAAATACACCTCCATGCGAGAGGCAATCGCCCATGCTCCGGTGTCTCAGTGCCCTGCTGGTCCTGCTGTCCGTGCTGCCACTGACCGCCTGTGGGAGCGTGGATCGGCTGATCCCCGAGATCCGGTGGGAACGGCAAGTGATCCCGGCCGCGTTGCTGGAGTGCCTGCCGGCGCCACCGCCGCGCCCGGTCGTCAGTGACCGGGATACCGCGGAGCTGATCGCCGCCCTGGCTGAAGCCGGCGAGGATTGCCGGGGTAAGCTGGCGGCGGTGAAGCAGGCGGTGCAAAAAGAAACCCCGGCGCGGTGATCAACCGGCCGGGGTTTGAGTTTTGATATTGTGCTGATGGCCGAGAACCTGACAAGTAACCCGAGCCAAGGCCCCAGATATACCCCTCAGGCGGCCTGGGGTCAAGCCGCAGCGTAGCGCGCTTCCAGCTTCGCCAAATTGCGCTGGCCGACCGACCAGATATCGGTGGATGCCAGGGTGGCCAAATGGCTGACGCAGGACAGCGCCTCGCTCAGATACCGCACCACCCGATCCCGTTCCAGCGGGCGATCCCTCCGGTAGGTGGCCTTCTTGATCTGGTCGCACAGCCGGCTGGAGGCCAAGGCCAGGGTGGCATAACTGTCCCAGGCGGTGACCCGGTCCCGGTTGATCATCACATGGTCGCCCATGAACTCGCCAACGGCGTCGAAGCCGAGGGCGATGTACCAGAGGCAGTCGCCCAACTCGTCGACAAGCTCGACCTTCGCCCCGTTCAGGACTTCGGCCACCTCTCCCACCTCGGAGGCGAGGCCGACGATGGCGTGGAGCAGGCGTTCAGGGATCACGTTGGCGCTGCGCTCTGAGCACTCGAAGCGAGCGGCCGACCGCTGATAGTCAGTGAGGTTCATCGCATACACCCCGGCGTCCAGCACTCAATCTTGGGGATGCTGAGCGTCAGCATGATCTCGTCCAGCTGTGTGTAGAGCTGGTCTTTGGTTGCGGTGTTGTCGATCTCGAAGTCGGCGATGATGTCCTCGACCATGCGCTCAGACGCGTGGTTGGGGTCTCGACCACCCGCGACCCCCCAGCACGGGCCGGTGAGGCGGATCACCACCCCGCCTGCTGTCTGCACCGCGGCGGCCTCGTTGGGGAAGCGGCAGTCGGTCAGGACGGTGCGGTCGTATTGGGCGGCGCGGCGCATGGCAGCACGGACCCAGACATCCGGCCAGCGTTCGCGGAACAGATCGGTGCCGACAAGTTGGAGCAGACGGCCTGGTGCCTCGTACGGCCAACGGGTGAGCACGGTCTCCTTGAGGACCGGGTCGGTGACCTCGTCGAGGGTAAGTCCGAACACTTCCATGGTCACGATCTTCAGCGGCTTGGCGAAGTGGTCGACCATGAAGCCGTAGTTGGCTGCCAAGTAGTTGGCAGCCGTGTCCTTACCACGGCCCTTCTTAGCCGCGATGGCAATAAGCTTCTTCATGTTGTCAGGTTCCCGTCTCTTTGAAGACACAGTAGACTAATCGTCGGTGAGACGGGAACCAACAGCTAGAACTTAGCTTGTCTTACAAGCTTTCTTAAGCTCCCACCCTGATCTCATTGTCCGCGTCGATGTCCTTATGAGACACCAGCAGGATCTGTTTGATCGTGCTGCTCAGCGCCGAGAACGCCTCGGCAGTGAAGCCGGCACGGTCAGCGTCCATCGCTTCGTCCACCTCATCCCCCATAAAGACGCTAAAGACCCGGTTAGTGAGGACGAGCCCCAGCGCCACCCGCAGCGCCAGATTGGCCACCGCTTTGGCCGAGCCGGACAGGGTCCGCAGAGCCTGCCCATCGACGGTGATCTCGAAGTCCTCGGTCACCACGATCGAGGAGCGGGTGCCGCCCGTCATCTGGTACAGCAGCGACGACGCCACCTTGTTCAGCGACGGCACCAGATAGCCCTTGACCTTCGAGCGCAACACCCCGATCGCCTTGCGCGCCGCCTGCCAGTGGCCAGCGGAGGCCCTCAGTTCGGCCGACCGGGTCGAGTGCTGCTGCCACTGCCGTGCCCGCGCTTGATAGGCTTCCAGCTCGATCTCGTAGCGCTGGGCTGCCTCCACTCGGGCCTGGGCGGAAGCGATCCGCCCAGGGATATTAGTCAACAGCCGCAGCCGGAAGGTCTTCTTGGCCTCCTCAACCTGCCACGCCTCAAGCTGGCGATGAGCCTCCTCCCAATGAGACAACTCGGTCTCATAGCGCCGCCGCGCCAGCAGATCCGGCTCACGGTCGGCCGGCAGGGCGATCGCCGCCGCCCGCTTGTCCAGCTCGGCCTTCTGCACCATCTGCGACAGGGCGATCCGCGCCCGCCGCAGGGCGGCCTCGGCGATCAAGGGCTTCGGCGCGTTGTCCGGCACTGACTGGTATTGGGCGCGCACCGAGGCGGAGGCGTCCCAAGCCTCCCATCTCCGCAGCACCTCACGGGCGTCAGCCTCGCTGGCTCCGGGGATGTCGACCTCCTCGCACTCCAGCGTCGCCCGTTGCTCGGCGGCGGCGTCCCAGCTGCTCCAGGCACGCCCGATGCGCTCCAGCTCAGTCCAGGGCAATTCCGGAGAAGCCGGCCGGTTGGTCGGTAGATCGGCGTACATCTTCAAGGCATCGGCCGCCACCGGCCAATGATGGCCACAAGCCGGGCAGATGTGTTCACCCTGAGAGAGCAGCTTGTCACGGGCGTTGAAGCGGTCGATCAGGTTCCAGGTGTGCATGTCCTGCAGCACCTCGTCCAACGGCCGCTCCGGCTTCGGCACCCGCTTCAACAGCGCCTGGAAGTCCTCCCAGCGCCGCCTCCGCTGCCACTGCTCGATCAGGCTGATGGCCACCTCACGGCGGATGCCGGGTTTGACCAGACCGGCGAGGGCTTTCTGCTTCTCCTGCGAAGCGTGGTAGGTCTCCCAGGCGGCTTCCTGCTGGGTAATCTCCTCCTCGCTCAAGGTGGCGTCGGGGATCGCAGCGATCTGGTTGCGCAGCGCCGCCAGCTCCAGCGCCGCTGCCCGGCGGGCGTCGACCTGGGCTTCCAGTTCCTTGGCCGTCTCAGGGCATGGCGGCACCGGCTTCTCGCCCAAGGTCGGTCGGGTCTTCAGCCACGCCTCTATCTCCATGCGCTCCTGATCCAGGACGCGCAACTGCTCCAGCTCGAGCCTGATCTCGTCCACCGGGCGGTAGCCTTCCGGCCTCGCCGGCTCGATCGGCTCGGCGCCCATCACCCGCTCGATCGCCACCGCCTCGGTCTCACTGGTCCGCACCTGATCACCAGCCCATCCAGCGAGATCGTCGAGCACGTCGAGGCCGATGGTCTGGTCGACGGCGGCGCGGCGGGCGGAGGGGGTCATGTTCCCCAGGGCCACCACCTCACCCTGGCAGGTCAGGTTGGCCATCTTGAACACGGTCCAGTCGTAGCCGAGCAAACGAACCACGGCGGCATTGACGGCCTTGGTGCCCGAGGTCAGCGGGGTGTCGCCCTGATGCAGGGTGACCTTGCTGCCGTTGCGGAAGATCCGGTAGCGAGCGTCCCGGACGGAGAACTCCATCTCGACCTTGAGGGTCTTGTAGTCGTCGGCCTCACCCCGCAGAGCCTTGCTGCCATAGAGGGCAAAGGCGATGAACTCCAGGTGAAGGGACTTGCCGGCTTCGTTGCTGCCGGTGATGGCGGTGAGTCCGGTGTCGAAGTTGACGTCGGAGCTGAACTCCCGCCCAGTGGTCGGGAAGGTCACAGAGTATTTCAGAGAGTGGAGCATGTGTCAGGCCCTCAGCAGGGGGTCGAACTCGGGCGATAGATAGCGATGAAAGAACGCCAGACCTTTTGGGGTCATGTGGGTTTCTGATCGAAGATTACCGTTGGTATCTTCGATGATCTTCATGATAAATAGTTCTCGCTTGAGCCACTGCGCATAGGGGACTTGTCTGCCACCCTCGTAGAATAAGAACTTTCGTACTCTGAGTACGTTGAGGACTTTGTTGGGGTGGTCAGACAATATCCGGGCGGCATGACGGAGGTTGTAGGTCTCAGTCTCGTCACCGTATCGGTCGTAGAACTCGGCCTTCGGCGTCATCTCCTCGACGTTCTGCTGCAATTCAGCAATCTTTTCGTCATAGTTAAGGAGCAGCTGACGTAGCGTCGCCGGATCGTTCAGCATCTTCATGGCGTCGGGAGCGTTGTAGCTTCCGGTCTTGCGAACGGCCGGCAACACCGTCCCTACCACCCACTCTTCGAACCGCTCGGCGGACGGCAGGTTCGACCGCATGATCAGGCGATACAGGTCCCGTTCAGGGATCATCAGCAGCCCGCTCGGCGGTGGGTTTAGTATATTTAATTGTGCTAATACACCCATATTGAACTTTTTCAATGCCTTACAGTGCTGCCGAATGGCCTTCTTGGGGTCAGCGTACCCCAACGCTGCCGCGACATCCTTGCCGACGAACCAGGGTTCGCCGTCGACCGAGACGACGCCGATGGGGCGGCCGTCGAAAACGAAGGGGACCACCTCAGACATGGGGGTTCTCCGCCGGCAGGGTCGCGCTCTCGATCAAGCGCCGAACAGCCTCCGGCCGGCTGGGGACATCCAGCTGGAACGCACGCCAGCGGTCCAGCCAGCGCAGTTGTTCCTCGGTCATTTTGACCGCAATCGAAACAGTCTTAATATCCTTCATGAGATCCTCCAATACTTCTGTCTATTGAACGTATCAGGTCTAAAAAGAAATCTTCAGTTAAAAAGTAGGGCTTGCTATACAAGCTCAACCGAACAGGCAAAATAAAAGGGGCACCGAAAGGTGCCCCTTTACGCACTCATCTGAGACGGTGAAGCCTTAGGCGGCCTCGACGCTCTCCACGGTGTCGGTGTTGGCGACGGCCTTCTTGCGGCCCTTGCCCTTCTCGGGGTTCGGCGCGTAGATCGACGCGGTGTCGGCCACGGACAGGCCCTCGATTTCCAGGGCTTCGATCTCGGCCTTGGCGCGGCCAAGGATCTCGGAGACGGCGCCCATCTTGCCGAAGTTGTCGGTCGACACCGGAACCTTGATGTCCAGGACGGTGCGGGCAAACTGCTGCTGAGCCATGATGTCAGGTCCTCTGATTGAAGAAAACGATCTCCACCCCTGCCTCCTTAAATAGCGCCTCCGTCAGCTTCATGCTTTCGCCCCATCGCTGGAGGTACTCGCCCGAAGGGGTCGGTGACACTACCCTTGTTATGGTCCGATGCGACAGTATATGAACTGCGCATCGGTGGCACGGGAAGTGGGTACTGTATAGCGTGACTGGTTTGAACTTGCAATAGGCTAATGCGTTCATTTCGGCATGAACGGTGTTAAAATTCTTCCAGTCGCGGTCCAAGAGACGATCATCATCGGCGATGCCCGGAGGCAGACCATTAAAGCCGAAGGCCACCTCGTTGTTTGTGGCTCCGACGACGACAGCTCCTACCTTAGTGGTAGGGTCCTTGGACTTACAGGTTACGTACTTGGCCAGGCCGAGGAAGAACTCGTCCCAGCTAAGCATCGGACAGTTCCCGCAGCTGCGAGAACCGCTCAGTCAGCGCGGAGATCACCCCGGCCGGCAGGTTGGCCTCGGTGAAGGTCTCGGTCATCAGCCGGGCCATGTCGAAGGCAGCGAACTCGACCTCGGTGTCGACCACCCGGCCTTCGGCGTCGATCCGCTGCGGCGTCAGCTGCAGGCAGTCGATGTCCGGCAGCTCCTGCCCAGGCTTCAGCCGGACCCGGACGCACTTGTTGACCAGGGCGGGAGGGTCGGGTAGCTGATCCAGGTCATAGGTGACGTACATCGGGTCGGGGCTGTCATCGGCGTCTTCCCCATGGGCGTAGGGTTGCATGGACCCGACGACGGTGACCTGACGAAACTTGGTGAGCCGTCTGCCATCCGATACCGGCACCATCTCGACCCGAGGCTTGTGGTCGTGACCAGTGAAGATGTGCTCAACCTCGGCCAGTTGTTCGATGGGCAGCAGATTATCGTCGCTGCCGCCGAAGGACTTGACGTCCCAGTGACCGAAGGCGGCGACGATATCCTTGGGGGTGTCGGCCGCCATCTCAGCCGCGGTCTTGAACGCGCACCACGGGTAGAAACCCATCTCCCACAAGTAGGCCGGCTCCTCATCCACCACGAGGATGTTCTTCTGATCCCTGACCAGGGCTTTGAACACGTCGAGGGCCGACCATTGACTGGTGTCCCGGCTGGCGTCGTGGTTGCCGCGGAGCACCACGAACGTGCAAGCCTCATTGCACCGAGCGGCTTGGCGGTACAGTGAGGCGGCACGCATGACCACGCTGTAGGGAACAACCATTTTGTCGAACAGGTCGCCCATCTGAACGTGCAAGCCATCCGAGGGGGAGGCTTCCAGGCTGGCCTCCAGCCCGGCCCACACCGCCTCTTCTCGTTCACCTCGGCGGTGCAGGGGAACGCCGTTGCGGAACTTGCGGCCGAGGTGGACATCACCCAGGATCTCGACCGGAATGTCGTTGATGATCTGAAACATGTTGATCACCCCAGGATGAGCACCAAGACGAGCAGTGGCCAAGCCGAATTCGTTACAACACAAGCCGCGGCTACGCAGCCGCAGATTGCCAGACTGATTATTGATCTGTCAGACATTGTTGGTGCCTCGCTGATCGAGGAATACGACCGCCCCATCGGCTCGGGCTAAGTAATACACCGCGGCTCTGAGACAGCTCATACTCTCGAGTGAAACAAATACGTCGGTCCAAGGGGAACCTGATGACAGATTAGTCACCAACTCCTCCGCAGTCTGGCGGATCTCCTCCGCCAGACGTTTGCGTTTCTCGTCCATCACGGCATCGCCTTGAACAACCAGTCGATTTGCTTGATGCAGTCATGTAGTGCGTTGTGATCCATGCCGTCGGTGCTCACGACCTCGACGGCGGGAACCGGCTCGGGGAAGCGATTACCTTCCAGGAAGCAGCGAATGTCCCGCACCTTGCGGAAGTTGAATGGGTTGGGGATCTCGTAGTCGTACAGGTAGCTCGACAGAAAGCCCCAGTCGAACGAGGCGTTGTTCGCCCAGAAGAACCGATCAGGCGGGTCGAGCATGTCTTCGGCGGCCCAGGCGGCGAACGCCTGCAGCACCTGCAGCGGCGGTGCTGCGGTGGCAGTGACACTCTCATAGACCTCGCGCCGCTGCTGCCCCCACCAGCGCCGGGTATCCTCGTCCCAGGAGCGGGACCGCGAGCTGGATCATGGCGTTGCGGTCGGGGCGAAGGCCGGTGGTCTCGACGTCGACCATGAAGTGACGGAAGTGCATGTGTCAGGTTCCCTGTGCAGGAAAGAAGGACGGCCGTTTGGCCTTCTTGGTTGGGGTGGCGACCGGCGTCATGTCGACGCGCATCGCTTCGAGTTGCTCCCAGGACAGCGACCGGGTCTCGGCCGCCAGCACCGCCACCGCCGGTACGCGGTACCAGGCCGCGGCGGGGCCGAGCCGACGGACGAACACGTCATATCCGCCGCCGGCTGCGGTGACCCGCTGCATGGTGCCGAGCTGGTATTCGGTGAGCATCGACAGCCGGAACCCCTTGGGGTTCTCGGTCGACTTGACCTCGGCAAAGCCGAGGCGCCCTCGATCGAGCAGCAGGTAATCTGCCGGCTGCTTCTTGACGGTGGAGAAGCGGCCGGCATTCATGCCGGCCACCTCTGCTGCATCAGTGAGACGGAACAAGTAGGCCGCCTTGCCTTGCTGCTCCCAGTAGGCTTCGAACTCCCGCTGGGCAAGGCGGCCGTCGTTCTTGAGGCTCATTTCTTGACGACTTCTAATTCGTAACCCAGGGCGTTGAAGGCCCTATCCAATAGAACCGCGCTCGGGTGGTGGCCTTTACGCCACCCCCAGATCGTGGTTGATCCGACGCCGATGTCCGCTGCCAATTCAACCGGAGTTACTTTCTGCTCGATGAGTATCTCGAACAGGATTTTCACCAGTGGGTGAACATCAGACGGAACACTCCGGTGCCTACGCATGACGTTCCTTATATTCCTTGATCCGCTCAAGGATCTTGGCCTCGTCATGATCCAACTCGATCGCCCACATCTTGAGGCGTTCGAGGCTGATGTCGGCCAGTGCGGCAGCACTGGCCAACTCCGGGGAGAAGTGCCGATACACCATCACCATCACACTTTCTCCAGTGCTCGGTACTGCCGATACAGCTTCATGCTCTCTGGCAGGACTTGGTCGAGTAGACTGAGGATCGCCTTGGCGTACTGCTGCGCCTCGTACTGGGCGTGGCTGTGATCACGCAGGGACAGGAAGTGCATGATGTTGTGCAGATCCTGCTTCCATACCCAGTGGGTGTAGTGGTTGAGATGCAGGTAGAGCCGGGCCAGTTCATTGGGAATGCCCACATCAATCGCCTGGCTATACTTGGAATAGCTATGACGGCAGTCGTCGTCCATCTTGGACAGAAAGCTTTTGATGGTAAGCTGCTGACTGTGATCCAGCTCGTCCCAAGCCAGCACCCGGCCTTGCTTGACACTCGGCGGCTTGATACCGACGTGTTCGGGCTTGGGGATATACCATTCCGCCGGGAGTTGGACGTAGCGTCCGGACACCTCGTTGATCGAGACCGTCCGGTGCCGGACGAACTGACGGGCGACGAAGATCGGCAGCTTCATTTCCAACCACACTTCGATCATCTCGAAAGGGGTGGTGTGCCGGTTCTTCATCAAGTATTCGGCAAGCCGAAGATCCTGCTCACGCCCGCGGGCTAGCCCGGAGTCCATCTGGTCGAAAGACATCCGCGCCGTGTTGGAGGGGTCGACGTCGTCAGCGTCGTAATCCTCCGCCGGCCGACGGGTGGGACCGGAGATGTTGCGCAGGGTGACGAAGCCGTGGTCGAGAACGCGGATCATTTCTGCATCCCCCGAGCGATGGCGAGCGGAGAGGCGTGGGTCAGCAGCACCTGTTTCCAGCTGCGCTTGATAGTGAGCTTGCCGACAGCGCGCCGAATGCCTTCGACGGCGAAGGCCCGCCGGGCGGAGTCAGACTTGACGAAGTTCAAGGCCGGTTGATCGGTCTTTCCAACCGAGGCGGGTTTAAGGACGGCAGAGCGCTGGTTTCTTTCCTCAAACTTGAGGAAAGCGACGGTGGGCTGATCAGCCTTTCCGACTGACGGGGTCGTGACGGTCGCGGTAGTCCGGGGGCTACCGCTTCCACTTATCATGATCTGGGTGGTGCCGACTATGTAGTCGGAAGCTTTAGGTTCGGTGCTCATGCCCCGGTCTCCTCAAAGATCCGGACAGTAACGGTCGTACTGGAGGGGGCGACCTCCAGCATCTTGGCTTTCACCACCCCGACGATCTCCTCGTCGCTGAGGTGACGACACTGTGGCATACCAGGTTCCCTTCTTCATCAGATAGTCCGCGACCAGTTCAATCTGATCGTCGGACAATGCTTCGCCCCAACACTCCTTGGGCAGGAAAGGAAGTTCCGGCGCTTCGTCCAGTTCGATCTGGCCGAAGGGGGCCTTCTTTCCGTAAGGCTCGAACGTCCGGCCAAGTGAGGTCGTGCAGTGCAGCGGGAGGTCAGGAACAATATCCCGATGATCCAGCATGATCTGTTTGGCCAACTGGCGAACTTCGAGTAGGTGTCGACGCTTCACTGACAACACTACTTCGTCATGGATCGCAGCGACGACACGGAATTTTGAGCTTGCTAGACTAGCTTGTCTGAGCTTGACCAGCGTGCGCTTCATCATAGTGGCGCAGGTGCCTTGGATCTTGGAGTTGACCAGCTGATTGCCGGCGCGGCGTTGAATGACTCGGACCAGCTCGTTCAGGAAGGCTCGGCTGCCTTCGGGCTTGAGCCACTGCTGGAACTTCTGCAGGAACCAGAACTTCCAGTCATCGGTAGCTTCCCACCGCACCCGGCGGTGCCCGTCGGGCAGGGTGATGAAGCCTCGGTTCTGGCCTTCGGCGATCACCCCCTGCCGCCAGGCTTCACCGACGGCGAACCGTGAACGGTACTGCTCAGTAGCTTTCCACATCTGGTCGGGGTTCCAACCCAGGTTATCACCTACTGTCGACAACGCGCCGCTGTACCAGTAGTTGAAGTTCGAGTCCTTACCGGCTTTTGTTCGCCAATACTTCTTGGCGTCACCGGGGGTCATGTGTTCTCCCGCACGATTGAGGAGGAGCTTGGGGTTGATGTCTTCCACCTCCTTCACCGACAGCCTGTTGAGCTTCTTCAGAAGCTCCTCAGTAACCTCGGGTATTGTGACCCTCAGAGTGTCAGCCGCCGCCCCTGTATGCAGATCCTGATAGGGGATCGTGCTGAAGGCGGCGCACATGACCGGGTCGTGGGACTCCTGAGCGATCAGCACCAGCTCGACCGCCGACCAGTCCATCGACATCAGCAGTTCTTCGTCCGGGTCGTCGGGGAGGAAGAAGCCACGGACGTAGGTGGTCTCGCCACGCTTGGCGAGCTGCTGCCCGTTGGGGCTTGACATGCTCATGCGCCGGCTGGCGAGCAGGGCTGAGACCACAGGGTAGACGCGGCCGGTGTCGGGATCGACGAGGTTCAGGTAGGGTTCGACGTACAGTTTGCTGACCTGCTCGATCGTCGCCATGTGGTTGAGGCACTCGATCAGGGTCAGCTCGCGCTCCCGGTTGCCCTCCTTCTTGAAGCGCTCAACCAACCGCCCGCGGGCATCCTTGTCCGACTGGACCTTGCCCTTGGCTCGCATGGGGCGGGCGTTGCACAGGTCGTAGATCAGTGATCGGATCGTCTGCCAGTAGGGCAGGTTCAGTTGGTTCTTGACCTTGCCGCCGCGCCACCCTTCGGCGATCGAGCCGGAGATCCGGCACACCTCCTCGAAGTCGTCAGGGGTGTCCGGCAGCTCGGCCCAGGCGATGATCGCCGCCCGCTTGCGGCGCCAGGCTTCGTTCTTGCTGAACCAGCTGTCGTGCTCCATCAGGCCGGCGTTGGGTTCGGCCGGGAAGGGCAGCAGCGAGCGGATGGTGGCGCGCAGCTTGCGCAGGCAAGCGGCCTGGTCAGCCCGGATATCGCCCCGCTTGGCCTCCACAGCGCCTGGGTCGATCCGCCAGCCGTGCCAGTTCATGTCGGCGAACACGTCGATGACCGGCAGTTCCTGCCGGAAGTAGGTGCTGATCACCGCCGGGTTGGTCGACTGCATATACTGCAGCAGCCGATGGTACAGCCGCACCGCCCACAAGGCGTCGTCGGCACCGTAGCCGACCACCTGCTCGCCAGGGATCTGGCCCATGTGAGCGGCGCCGCCCAGGCACTGCTCGAAGCTGGTCATCTCGTAGCCGAACCAGCGCTTCACCGCCTGCTTTAGGCCGTAGCCGTAGGCGATCGAGGCCACCAGCCCGTTGTAGGAATGGGCGGCATCGGATGCCTTGCCGGCCACCTTGCTGAACAGGTCGGACTGCTCGCTGGTCATCTCCTCGCCCGGCTGCCAGCCGGCGAAGACTAGCCGGGCGTCGTCGAGGATCGGCCAGACCTTGGCGAAGTCGGCGTTGATGAAAGCCTGGGCGTCGTATTCGTCCGGCCCGTAGGCGGACACGGCCATCATCATGGTGTCGATGTAGCGCTCGACCGTGTATCCGACCGAGGAGCGCAGCATGACGATCTCAAAGGCGCTGTTGTGGATCACCCAGTAGGTCTGGGGGGACCGGGCGTCCAGAATGTCCTTGACCTCGGACCAGTCCAGCCGGTTCTCAGCATCGGAATGGCCGACGTTGAGATAGAACGAGTAGGGACTGCCGTCACAGTAGAGCGACAGCCCACAGAGCGTGGTGCGACGGTGGTCGAACAGCAGCCGTTTGTTGCCGGCCTTGTGTCCATCCGCGTCGACCTTCATGGCCCGGTTCAGACCCTCGTGCCGATCGGCGTCGTGGGTCTCAATGTCGAAGCCGACCAATGCAGTCTTGGACAGCATATCCTTGATGACGGGCGCCAGCTGAATGTAGTTTCGGCGGTCAACGAGGACCGCCGTGACTTGTTGTTGAATGTGGCTCATTGCAAATACTCCGCCAACAACTTCATCGCTGCCGCTTCATCATTCTTGCCAAGCACCATATGCTTGGTGACGAAGTCGTCTTCGAGCGGGAGGAAGGCGACGATCTTGTAGAAGGTCCGGTACAGATCGGCGTTGGCAGCCATCGCGTTCTGGACGCGCGCCGGCAGGTCGGTCGGAATGCCGCCCCGGTCTTCGAACCAGGCGGCCAGGGAGTCGTGATCGCACTCTTCAAAGGCTTTCTTGCCGAGCCCGGCAATGCCGGGGATGTTGTCGGAGGGGTCGCCGACCGCGGCTTTGTAGAGCCGGATCAGTCCGGGCGGGATGGCCTTCAGGTTGTTGGCAGTGACCTGGACGCCGGGCAGTTGCTCGAGTTGACGCAGGTCGGCGTCGGTGCTGACCACCTGAACCGGGTGCCCCGCCCGGCTGTAGCGGGCGGCGAGATGGGCGATGGCGTCGTCGGCCTCGAAACCTGGGATCTGGCAGAGGATCGCCTTGCTGAAGCCGATCACCTTCCGGCTCAGTTCCAGCAGGGCTGAGATATCGTCGGTCGGGGGTTTGCGCTTAGCCTTGTATTCCGGATACAGCTCCCGCCGGGCGGCATTGTTGCCCGGTAGGTCCATACAGAACACGGTGATGTTCGGGCTCCACTGGATCTCTTTGAAGAGATTACGCAAAGCGTAGCCCGTCGGGTCGGTCTCCAGTCTTTGTCGGACATAGAGTATCCCGTCGATGATCCTGATGATCATGACTTATAGTCCCCAGCATCTGGACATAAAAAAGGGCGGGTTGATTGCTCAACCCGCCCTCGTCTACGTGATCAGTCCCAGGGTCCGAGGTAGGTGAACGTCATCACCGCCCAGGTGAAGCCGTTGCCGGACTTGATCTTGTAGCCGATCTCGATCTTGCCCCGCGCCACGCCGGCCTCGTTCATCGCCCGGCGCAAGCCCTGGAACTCACGGACACCCGTTTGCGGCGGGGTGTAGCCGACGCTGGCGCCGGCCGGGGTCTTCTTGCCGTTGGTAGCGGTCGCCTCCTCCAGGATCTCCATCGGGATCTGGGCAGTGATATAGGGCGACTTGCCCTCGGCGGCAGCCATCGACAGGATCTGCTGCCAGGGCTTGCCGCGCTCGTCAGTGGCGCCGTTCTTGGTGGTGAAATACTTCACCGGCGAGCCCATCGACACACACTCGACGGCGACGACCGCGTTCATGTCGATGCCGACCACCAGCTTCTGGTGGATGCCGGCGTCGGCGTCCTTGCCGACCTGGATGCCGGACTTGTCGACCTTGAGGAAGTTGTCGACGGCGAAGCCGGCGGTGTCGAGGTCATCCATGGTCGGCTTGCGGCCGGCGGGCATCGCCGGCAGGGGGGTCGCACCCACCGCGGTGGGCAGATTAGCGACCGGGGTGGCGACAGTGGTCTGCTGGGCAACCTGGGTAGCCTGAGCCAAGGCGGCGGCGACGGGATCAACGATCTGGTTCATTTGTCAGGTCCTCGTTCTTGATTGGTGTGAGGGCAAAAATAAAGCCGCCCAGTGGGCGGCTCCAGTTCCGAATGGAAGCTTGTATTACAAGCTATGCTGACAGCGAGAAGACCTCACGGCTGCTGTCGATCTTGCTCGCCTCTCGGCTCTTGCGCTCAACGATTTCCATCACGCGCTTGTCGATGGTGTCCTTGTACTGGGGGATATAGATCCGCAGCGGATGCTCCCTCACCCCTCGGATAGCTCGGCGGTAACCCTGGAGGAAGTCGCCATCCTGGTAGCTGAGGCTGTTGGCGTAGATCCAGTCGACGTGGTGCCAGTTGAAGCCGATCCCGGCCACCTTCCACGAGCACACCAGCAGGTCCACCCGGCCGGCGCGGAACGCCTCGTCGATCTTGATGCGGTCGGCGGCCGAGGTCTGTCCGTCCATGATGGCGGCGTTGCGGCCGGCGCCGGCAGCCGCCTTGGCCAGCCGTTCCAGCTCACCGCGGAAGCAGCCGAAGACGATACCGGCGCCGGGTTCGGCAAGATGGACCTCCAGCAGCTCGTCCTTGGTCGGACGCTCGTCGATCTCAAACAGCTCGGGGACGGCGAGCAGCTGCCGGGCGCGGATGGCATGGACGCCAGGGGTGCCGGCGTCGACGAAGCTGTCGCTCAGCTCGATCAGCGCCTTCTCCTCCAGCTCCTTGTACTTGGCGCGGACCTTGGGTCCGAGTAGGACCTCCTCGCGGATGATGACCTTGGCCTCGGCGCCGTAAACCTCCTGGAAGGTGTGGCGAACCGAATGGTTGATGATGATGTGACCGAGTCGCTCGGGGTTCTTCCAACCGATCACGTTATCGTTAGCATCCTCGATTGCATGTTGAGCAATGAAGGAACGGTAGTTGCCGTAGTAGCGGGGTTCGATGGCGTGGATCGCTGGGTAGGCGCTGGAGTACCGGCCGTTGATCAGCGTCCCAGTCATCACCACGAGTCGCGGGATCTTCTTGAGCGCCCGATACCAGGACTGGGTCCTTTTGCTATCATGGGTCGAATAGCACAAATGAAACTCGTCTACTACCACCATTCCAGCGGTGCCCATCGCTTCACAAATAGCCTCCCAATCCCTTGAGAAAGAGTCTGGCCCCAGCATCACCACTTTCGCCTTGTAGAGTGCTGGATTAATCACCTTATACTCAGACAGGGCCTTAACCCCTTTCTCAGTTACTGACGTTCCAGAACTGTCGAGCAAGCCGAGCTTTGACCATGCTTGTCTTCGTCTACTGGGAACCTTCTTCCAGCTACCCGTAGCGATTTGGCGTAGATCGTGATGCTCCGGGGCCGGCAGGCTAGAGACACCCTGCTCTGTTAGAGTCAGACTATTAAGATGGATATCACCCGTATCTCGTAGCTGTTTCAGTGTCTTCCTGAAATTAGCTGGTACTTGCTTCTCGTCAGCAAACTCTGCCTTGAATAGTCTATTCAGAAGCTCATACTTGGCTGATACGAGCCGTCGGTACACGCCGCCGTCTTCGTCATCGTCGATGACGACGACCTCCTCCGGGGAGAAGTTGGTCCAACGCAGTAGCTCCTCCCGGTTCTTTGCGATGATCGACTTTGGTTGTACCCACACCGACTTCTTGCCAAGCTGGGACCATACCCAATAGGTGTAGACACAAGCTGGAGGCGTCTTACCAGTCCCAGGGTCACCAAGCAGCATGAACCGCTCGTTGCGCATCAGCTTGGCGATGTCCTCGATCTGGTAGTCACGCAGCTTCCACATTGGTCATCCACTCCGTCAGCAGTTGAGCGCCCAGCTCCTCCAATGGCAGGTCGCTGATGCCGGTCAGCACCGGAGCGTCAATGACCTTGGCGCCGGCCGGGGCGATGGCGGTGTCGTCGCCGACCAGGACCAGCCGGCGAGGGCTGATCAGGGCGGCCTGCACCAGCTTGCGCGTCATCCCGAGATGGGTTAGGCCCAAGCCGGTGAGCACCAGCGGGGCGACGTTGGTCACCTGCAACAGGTTGGCCAACGTTCGTAGTTGTTGGCTCCAAACCGGGTGGCAGATCGAGGCGGTCGGCGAGCACAGCCGGGTCAGTTCGGCGACGGCCGGCGCGTGTTGCTGCCGCAGGAAGTAGACCCGGTGCGGCGTCGGTACTGGGCTCATGACGGTGATCAGCGGGTGATCTGGCAGCACCTCGTCGGATGTCTGCCTCGGCACCCGGATGCCGTGCGGGCACGGCAGTTTGCTGCGGACCCGGAATGGGCTGGCGACGGAGATCGGGAGGGCGGTCTTGCCGCCCCCCTCCTGCTCCAGGAACCAGATGCCTCCGGCGTCGTGCAGCCCGTAATGGCTAACAACTTCCGGCATTGTGGGCGTCCTCCAAGGCAGTGGCCAACTCACGCCGCCGCTTGGCGACGTGGTTGGTGATGATCGGGTCCGTGTTCTTGACCAGGAACAGGAACAGATTGAACTCGTCCTTCGCTCGCCTGCGGCGATGGTAGGTGGTCATGACCTCGAAGAACGGGAGGACTCGGGTGTCAGGTTCAGTCAT